ACAAACATTTTTAGAACGAAACAACAAAACATAACAGAACAATAATAAAGGAGTATAGAACATGAATAGATGTAGATGGATGAAAACAAAGAAAACAAATGCAGAACAAAAACAAAATGTATGGACAACACAATGCGATTATGAGTTAGAAGAATCATGGTTTCCTGCTATGTTTGAGGGAACGCTTGATAGTTGGTATTGTCCATTTTGTGGTAAACAAATAATGCATATAACAGATAAGAAAGGAGTATAAAAGAGATATGTCAGAAAAGCTAAACATAACATATAGACCAATAAAAGAATTAAAACCATATAAGAAAAATGCAAAGAAACATAACAAAGAACAGGTAGAACAGATAGCCAATAGTATCAAAGAATTTGGTTTTACACAGCCTGTTATAATTGATAAGTATGATTGTGTAGTAGCAGGACATGGTAGGATATTAGGAGCAAAGAAAGCAGGATTAAAACAAGTACCTACTGTATGTCTAGATGAACTCACAGAAGAACAAATAAAAGCATATAGGTTAGTAGATAACAAACTGAATGAATCAGAGTGGGATTATAGTTTACTTGATGAAGAAATAGAACAGCTTACAGATATAGACATGAATTTGTTTGGATTTGACGAAGCTGTGGATTTAACAGGTGCTTTCGAGTACGAAACAAAAGACAAAATAGAAAAGAATTTTTTTGTTGTTTCATTAGCATTCCCAAAGGATGAAAAAGAAGCAATTATGAAATACTTAAATAAAAATAAAGAAAAGGTACAAGAAATAATAAGAAAAAAGGCAGGTACAAAATAATGAGTGTTGATTGTGGAAGTCAAATTACTATATGTGATATGCCGATACATTTTGATAACTATATAGGTTGTTCGCATGCGTGCGAGTATTGCTTTGTAAAGCGTTTTAAAGACATTAAAAAGATAAAGCCAGTGAAAGGTAGCTATAACAGTTTAAAAGGCTTCACGGAGGGGAATAGACAGCGAAACACATTCTGGTGTGATTGGGATATACCTATTCATTGGGGCGGTATGTCAGACCCATTTCAGCCAATAGAAAAACAAAACAAAGAAAATAAAGATAGTACATATAACATATTAAAGTTATTGGCTGAAACAAAATATCCAGTTGTGATTAGTACAAAAGGTAAGCTGTGTATTGATAAAGAGTATTTAGAGCTATTAAAACAATGCAATGTTGTTATGCAGATTAGTTGCGTTAGTAAACACTATGATAACATAGAAAAGGGTGCGCCAACGTATAAAGAAAGGCTAAATATGATAGAAACATTAAGTAAGAATGTTCAAAGAGTTATTGTTAGGTGTCAGCCATATTTGCCGCAAATAAAACATGATGTATTAAAACATAGCTTAAAGGACTTTGCACAGGCAGGAGCTTATGGTGTTATCTTTGAGGGAATGAAATATAATAAGAAGCCTGTTAACTGTGGTTATGACCTAATCAGAATAGGTGGTGATTTATGTTATGATAAACAGTTATTAAGAGAACACTTTGAATTGTTTAAAACAAAAGCGCATAAACTTGGTATGAAGTTCTTTGTTGGTGAAAACAGATTGAGACAAATGGGTGACAGCTTATGTTGCTGTGGATGTGCAGATTTGTTTGAGGTAAACACATTTAACTGTAATCATCTTTTGAACGGTGATAAAACAGAGCCTACAAAGGCAATGAAACAAATTGGCACAGGTAGTATATTTCATGCGTTAGACCAAAGTAGAGGGACATATGAAAGACAAAAGAACTCAACAATGGAAGAACTAATGTATGAGGAGTGTACATTAAAACGAACACAACAGGCACTAGGTAAAATATAAAACAAGGGGGCAGAATGTTATTTCTGTCCTTTTTATTTTATTAAAACAAATTAACAAAAAAGTATTGACATATTAATATATTATGTTATAATAAGTATAAGTTAACAAGAGAAAGCAAAAAGAAAAAGGAGAAATAAAACAATGTTAAAATTTAAGAAAGATAAATTAATTAATGGATTATGGACAACAGAAAATGGAGTTTATGTTATAGAAAAAGATATTGAGTTTTGTAGATATTATTTATATGTAAATGGAACACAATATGCAGAAGCTAAAACATTAAAGACAGCTAAGAAGTATGCAGAAGAACATTATAACAAATAAATTTAAAAATAACTGTTGACAAAACAAAATGTTTGTTGTATAATAAAGTTACAAAGTTGATAGAGAAAACAAAAAAAAGAAAGGAAGTAAATATTATGTTATACAATGTTGAGGTAAGAGAAAACAATACACAGGAGTTTGATAATTGGGTAGGAGATTATACAGAAGCAGAAACAAAGGAAGAAGCAATCGAATTAGTAAAACAGTGGTTGATTGATAATGGTTATACAGATGATGTTGAGGAGTTAGAGTTTGAAGTTGAAGAAGTTGAATAAAATTAAAAATAATAGTTGACAAACATATATGATTGTGTTATTATAATCTTGCAAATAGATTTTTCACCTTTATTAAAACCTTGTCGGTGGTATAGGTTAAACCGTCATAATGGGTATTAGCCAAGCGGTAAGGCATAGGACTTTGACTCCTAGATGCGTTGGTTCAAATCCAACATACCCAGTAAGGAAAGTTAGCTCAGATGGTAGTAGCACTCGGCTCATAACCGATAGGTCATAGGTTCGATTCCTATACTTTCCATTTGTAACAAATAAACAAAACATTAATCAAGAAAGGAAACAAAGAAATGGAAGAAAACAAAACCAGAGAAGAAAGAACAGAACATGAAACAAAACGAACAAAGGAAGATATTATTATCGAGAAACTTAATAACATTCAGATTCAGAATGGTATTATAATGTCAACAATAGGGGAGGCAGTATTTATCCTGTTAGATAAAAGAAAGGAACTTAATTTGAACAGAGGTCATGTTGTAAGTTTAGATGGTTGTATTTCGTCTATTTCAACAGCATTAAGAAAGATAGAAATAGATACAGGAATGTGTACAGAGGAAAAAATGAAACAAATAGATAAAGAAGCAGGTGATATTTTAGATATGATTTTAGATTTATTAAAATAATGCCTTGACAAAATAAAATAATATGGTATACTATTAATAGACAGAAAGCAATGTAGTAGGTGCGAATATAAAGTATCATTATATTGCTTTTTGTACTATGTAGAGGTAGGTAGAGAACAAAGATGGATATTGATTTAAAAATATCAGATAGGTTTTCATCCTACATCATGGACTGGGATTATGAAAAGTATTTAGTAATTGGCGGCTATGGTAGTGGTAAAAGTCAAGCAACAGCACAGAAGATAGTGTTAAAATTATTACAAGAAAAGCGTACTTGTTTAGTTGTAAGAAACGTATTTACAACGATAAAGGACTCTTGTTTTGAGATATTAAAACAAATTGTCAGTGATATGGATTTGTTATCATTTAAAGACAAAGATAAAAATAAAATAGTGTTTGTTAAGTCTCCAATGGAGGTACGTTTTCCAAATGGTAGCAGAATCATATTTAGAGGAATGGACAATACAGAGAAGATAAAGTCCATACATGGGGTTTCTATCGTGTGGATGGAAGAATGTTCAGAACTAAATTATAAAGCCTATACAGAGATATTAGGACGTGTTAGACAGCCTAATATGACATTGCATTTTATACTAACGTGTAATCCTGTAGGAAGGGAAAATTGGGTGTATGATTTATTTTTTACACATACAGAAAAGAAGGAAGACAAGATTATTAAGAAGACCGTACAGGATGAAGAAGAGCTATACAGACGTAAGACATTAGTAAACAAAAGGAATGGTGTTTACTACCATCATAGTACAGTTGATGATAACCCATTCTTGCCGCAATCATATATAGACAATCTTGAGGAATTAAAGTATATTGATGAATCATTGTACCAAGTAGCCAGATTTGGTAAGTTTGGAGCAAATGGAACAAAAGTGTTACCGAATTTTACAATCGCTACAAATGCAAAAGAATTTAAGGCAGTTGTACATAGGATTCCATCAAAATTCCATTTCTTTGGTTTTGATTTTGGTTTTGAAACATCATTTAATGCACTTATTTCTTGTTGTGTTGATGATGTAGAAAAGATTTTATATATTTATGATGAAGTATATATGAACAACATAACCGATGATAAGTTTTCCAAAAGGGATGATGTACAAAAAGTGAAAGAGAGGTCTATCGCATTAGATAAACCAATTATATGTGATAGTGCAGAGCCTAAAACAATTCAGTATTATAGACAAGAGGGTTTTTATGTTAAGAAGTGCAAAAAGTACATTGGTAGTAGATTACAGAACACAAAGAAAATAAAGAGATTTAAAAAGATTGTTTGTTCACCTCGTTGTGTAAATACAATCATAGAGTTAAAAGATTTAGTTTATGCAAAGGATACAAAGGATGAACCAATATACGACCAATTTAATATAGATAGTCATGTTTTATCGTCTTTGTGGTATGCATTAGATAATTATACAGTAGCAGATGTAAAAGAACAAAAAACAAATAGTAGAGCAGGATAATGTTTAATGTGAAATGTGGAAAGGAGAACAGAGAAAATGAACACATTGAGAAGTAAAACAAAACAAGTAAAAGAAGTTAGAGATTTACAGAAACAGAGTTTAGAGAAATTAACAGATGATTACATGGTAGGGTTGTACAATGGGTTAGAAATGTCAACAGCAATTCTGGAAGGAAGAGAGCCAGAATTTTTATCTTGTGTAAAAGAACCATCAGTAATAGAGAGCAATGAAGAACAGAAAAGACGAACAATAACAAGTGGAATAAAAAGGAGGTAATAGGACATGAAAGATGTACAACAAAAAACTTGTTCTGCTGGTGTACAAACTGTGTTTACTATGTCATTAAGACGTAGTCAGTTCTTGGTTAAGAATTTTACGGATAATCAAATTACAGTAAAGCTTGGAGATAATGAATCTTACAGTATAATTGGTGCAGGAAGTTGGGAGCGTGTATTTAATAACATAGAAGATAGAAAAAGTGGAACAAGTGAAGCAACAAACATTGTTAAGGTTACAGCGGTAGAAGAAGGACTCGTTGAAGTTGCAAGTGTTGATTTTTAGGCAGTGTGATAGTATGATTAAAAATAATAGAAATAATGAACAAATATATGGTCGTAATGATATGATAATGTTAGACCAGAATAACAAAATTTATGGTAGTCTTGGACTCGCTGATAAATATGTTATGAGAACAGAAGAGGGAACAAGATTGGTATTAAACAATCCAAAGCAGGGTAGGTTTGGTGATGTATTAACAGAATTTAATATGTATGGACGTAGTGAACAGTTTTCGACAACAGGTGCTCAATTGTTTAACGAAAATATTGAAATAAAAAATAGAGGAGTAACTATAAAAATAAATGGTTCAACTGTTACTTTTAAGGGGACTGTTTCTGATGAATCTAGTTCTAGAGTTAATTTTCAAAAAAAATAATATTAAAACCTGGGAAATATACAGCTAGTTCCTCAAATAAAAAAATATTTGCTGATTTTTCAGTGAAAAAAGCTAATGATGAAACGATATATAGTAGTCATATAGAGATTGACGGAACGGAAGAAGAAGTAAGGGTTAGAGTACTATTTGGGGAAAGACCATCTGCTAAAGGTGATGTTATTAATGAAACAACTAATATTATTGTTAACGATGGAGACATAGCACTTCCATACGAACCATACACAGGTGGAAAGCCTTCTCCATCACCAGAATATCCACAGGAGATTAAGAGTGTTGTGAATCCTACAGTGAAGGTATCAAACGAAGATGGAACAAAATCCCAAACAGTCACTCTACCGTATACATTGAATGCAATTCCTGTTTCAAGTGGTGGTAACGTCACAATTGACGGTCAGCAGTATATTGCGGATAGAGTTGTTGAAAAAGACGGTGTATTTGGCATCGAAAGAAATACCGCAATAGATGTACCAGCGTTAACTAAAACACTAAAAGAAACATCCGATGTGAAAGGAAGATTTTTACAAAATAATGCATTCAAAAAAACTTTTACATCACTTTATGCACCGTTGGTAAATATCGGTTATGGCAAAATATGGGGTATGTCGGGAGGTGTAATTGACAAATGGATATTCGGAGTAAATAAAGTGAGTTTATACATATCACCGCCTAAAGACCTGAATTACACCTCAGAGGATATACTTAATGCTCTAAAAGATTTAGATATAAAAGTTTATGGAGTTTTATTAGTACCGTTTTTCGAGCCTTTTCTGGGGGATATACAAGCTAAATTGCGAGCCCTTGTAACTTATTATCCAGTAACAATTGTTGAGAATAATTATAACACATGGATGAAAGCAACATATAAGTCTACAGAGTCAGTTTAAAGGTGGTGATTGCATGGAATGAACGAAGGATGTAAAGAATTAAGTGAAGAAGAATCAAAGAAGGAGTAGAAATGATATTTAAGAATAGTAAATTATTTGAATTAAAAAGAGTAAAGGATGTACAAGAGCAGAGTTTAAAAGCAGAACATGATGATTATATGATAGGTTTATATAATGGGTTAGAGTTAGCCGTTGCAATTATGGAAAATAGAAAACCTGCATATTTGTCTTGTATAAAAGAACCAGAACAAATTGAGAATATAGAAAAACAAGAAGTAGGGAGAACTTGTTATAATGGTATTATTGTAAGGAAGGAAAGCTGAGTAATTAAACTTGACAAAACATAATATTAAGTTCTCTTGCATATAAGGTCTATAAATTTTTATATATAATAGAGGTGCTTATATGATTGATAGCAGTATTGTTATTGGATATGGTGTAGTAGCATTGACAGCAATAGTTGGTTTGTTTACGGCACTATATAAACCATTAAATGAAAATACAAAACAAATGACAGAACTAATAGTTAAGATGGGAAAGCTCACAGAAGAATTAGAGAAACAAAACAGAGATTTTGAAGAATATAAAAAACATGTTAGTAAATCACAACAAAAACAATGGGATGAAATAAACACACATGGAAAGGAAATCATAGAGTTAAAACATGATTTTGAAATGTGTAGACAAGAAAATGGAAAGGAGAATAAACATAATGTTTAAGAATTGTGTATTTAAACCAGATGTGAATACAATTAAGTGGTGTAAGGCAACAGGAGTTAGAGCAATTAAAACAATGGCACAAACAGCAGTTGGTGTTATTGGTGCAGGAACAGTAATTAGTTCTGTAGATTGGAAGATGGTAGTATCTGCTAGTATTGTAGCAGGTGTTGTGAGTGTTTTAACAAGTATTGCAGGTATTCCAGAAGTAGGTGCTAACGATGAAAACATTTAGAGCAAATGGCGAAGGAATGAAAATTGTAAAAGAGTTTGAAGGATGCCAGTTAAAAGCCTATAGGGATGAAGTAGGAGTCTGGACTATTGGATATGGCATTACAAATTTTGATAAGAGTATTACAGGCAGAACAATCAAAAGCGGTATGAGGATAACAAAAGATACCGCTAACAAATGGCTTTTAGAATCTTTAAGAAAGAAATATTCGCCTTTAGTTAACAAATATGATAACATTTATCATTGGAATCAAAATGAGTTTGAAGCACTTGTTTCGTTTTGTTTTAATATTGGAAGTATTAAATTGTTAACGGCAAATGGAACAAGAACAAAGAAGCAGATTGCAGAAAAAATGTTATCCTATAATAAAGCAGGTGGAAGGGTTTACAGAGGTCTTACAAGACGTAGAAAAGCCGAAAGAGCATTATTCTTAAAGCCAGTAGAACCAAGCACTTATAAGGATATATTCCCTGTATTACCACAAAGAGGATACTTCCAGATTGGTGATGGATATAAAACATATACAGAATACCCAACACAGATTAAGAGAGTACAAGAATTACTTAATTGGTTAGTAGATGCCGATTTGAAGATTGACGGTAAATATGGAGAAGATACAGCAAAAGCAGAAGAGAAAGCGCAGAAAATGTTTAAATTGACTGTGAATGGTAAATTTGGAAAAGCAACATTAAACAAAGCAAAGAAATATAAAAAATAGCAATTAGCACCCCTTGGGGTGCTATTGTAGTATATGGATATAAAAAAGGAGTAGTAAAAGATGAACATTGATGTAATAGGATTAGAAAAACAAAAGTCGAATGATTGCTTGATTGCCGCTAAAACATTCCCATATTTTATTTTTGGAAATTTTATCAAAGGTGATAGAGGGAATATCTATAGAAATGAGGTCTACGAGTTAATCCAATACTTTTTAGATTATCAGTGTGGGGCAGATTTTAAGCCAGAGGGGACAAAGGGGGACTATATTCCATCAAATTACAAGTTTAAAAAGATAAAAACATTAATTGACAAAGAAGCAAGGTTTATGTTTTCGCAACAACCAGAAATCAAGGTAAAAGCAAGGTTGACAGACGATAAGAGTTTACAGGATGTTGAGTATCTGCAAACAGTAGTAAATGAGGTATTAAAGAATAGTGGTTTCTCAAATCTTTTGTTACAAAGTGCGAAGGATTGTTTTATTGCTAAAAGAGTAGCCGCATTGGTAGATTATTCAGAAGAGGATGGAATTGCAATCCATTTTTATAATAGTTTACAGTTTTATTATGAGTACCAGTATGGAACAAATAAGTTAATCAAATTTGTTTCGTTTGAATGTGTTGAACAGGATGTAACAGTTGGAGGTTCATTGTATTTGGTGAATGAATATACCGTTCGCAGTGGTGCTGTTTATATGAGTTCTGCAATTTATAAGGGTTCGGGAGTTTTATCGGAGAAGTTAATTGAGGAACATAAAACAGATTTAAAACAAATACCTGTGGCGATTATTATTAATGATGGAACATTAATGAATAAAAGAGGTATGTCAGAGGTTAGGCAGTTGACAGAAGGAGAAGCAACTTACAGTAAGTTAGCAAATGCAGATGTAGATTGTGTTAGAAAGGGAATGAATCCGATTAGATATACTGTAGACATGAGTAGAGAAACAACAAAGAATCTTAGTTCTTCCGCAGGTTCTTATTGGGATTTAGAACATAATATGAATTTGGATGAACCAACTCCAATGATTGGAACATTGTCACCCGATATGGGGCATACAGAAGCATTAAAGAACACGCTTGACAGAATTAATTCTGAAATGTACAATGAACTTGACATTCCAAATATTTCAGAGGAAACATTAGTGGGAACAATTACAAGTGGTAAATCAATTAAAGCGTTATACTATTCCTTGATGGTTCGATGTGATGAAAAATTTAAAACATGGAAACCTGCAATAGAAAACATAATAAAATTTGTTTTGGAAATTGTTCTGTTAAACAAAGATATGACAAAAACAATTTACGAGATTCCACAATTAAATGATGTTGAATATGATATTGTAATCAATGAAAAATATGCATTATTGGATGATGAACTGGAAGAAAAGTCCTCTGACATGGAAGAAGTGCAGAATAATTTACGTTCCGTAAAATCATATCTTAAAAAACATAGACATGAGGATTTGATAACCGACCAACAAATTGATGAAGAAATTTTACAGATTGTCTATGAAAAGAGTATGTTTGACGGAGCGATTGAAAATCCTGTTTTAGAAGATAGAACACAAGAGGATGGGGCAGATATTGAAGTAAATAAACAAGTTGAAGAAGAAGAAATAAATCAGAAATTGGAAGAATAGTTATTGACAAATAATAAAAGTTGTGTCAATATATAATTACAAGAAAGAGGAAACAAAAAGAAGGAGGATAGTAAGATGAAAAAATATCGAATATTGGTGTATGAAAATTTGTCAATTGGATATTGTTATCTAACGGAGGAAATTGTTGAAGCAAAGACAGAGAGTGAAGCAATTAAGAAAGTCGAATTGATATTGTTTGAAAAAAGATACATAGATGATGTTAGTGGGTTAGCTTATAAAATAATTAAAGTATCATAAAACATACAGAGGTGATGCAGATGGTTAAGTTTAGCTTAAAGTCAGCGGAAGAAATTAGAAGAACACTAACAAAGAAACAGGAAAAACAAATATATCAACTTTATTTAGATATGTATAAAGATGTGTCTAAGAAACTAAAGAAGATAGGTAAATATAGCAAATTGGAAAAAGTCCAGTTAATTATGTTAAAGCGAGAGATAGAACAACAGATAAAACAAATTGATAAGGAATTGAAAACAGGAATAAAAAACAGCGTTAGAGATACATCAAGGGTGGTGGTAGAAGACACAAGAAAATTTTTGAATAAATGTGGCTTTAGGGGTATAGAACAAGCTTTTTATTATGTTCCAGATATGATTGTAAAAAGAATAGTTTCTGGTGATGTATATAAAGGGGATTGGACGTTATCTAAAGCCATATGGGGGCATACAAGAGATTTTAATACAAAGCTAGATAGAATCATAGCGAATGGCACAAAGTATGGTAAGAGTGCTTATGAGATTGCTAGAGATTTAGAGCAGTATGTTAACCCACAACAGGCAAAGAAAAGCAAAGTAATTAAGTTCCAACAATATAAAAGAGATAGCAAGGGTAAATTTGTTTTAGATAAAGATGGAAACAGAATACCAGAAGGAAGACAGAAAACATTTTATTTTGGAAACGTAGATTACAATGCACAGAGGTTTGCTAGAACAATGATAAGCCATGCATATCAACAAAGCTTTGAAATGGTAAATAAAAATGACCCATTTGTAAAAGGGTATATATGGCATAGTTCGGGGCAACATGGTAGAACTTGTCAGTTGTGTTTAAGCCGTGATGGAATGCTATTTCAGAAAGATGAATTGCCATTAGACCATCCAAATGGTATGTGTACATTTGAAGCATATATACCAGATGATATGAGTACAATAGCTGACAAAATAGGTAAATGGTATAATTCACCTACAGGAACATATCCAGACATAGATAAATATGCGTTAGATTTTATGGGAGAATAAAGATGAATACAAATGTAATGTGTGATAAGTGCAAACATAATAACGTAGTTGGAAAAGGAAATCTAAAACAGAAGAAAGTAGTTGTTTATAGACAAGGAGAAAGGAATGTTTTAAATATAATATATTTTGTTTGTTTAGAATGTAAATCAATCGTAGTCGTACAGATTGATAATGAAGAAACATTAAAAATAAAAGAATCATTATCAAAAACAATTATGCAGGCAGTAGAAACAAAAAGAGAGGGTGGCAAGGTAGGAAAGAAATTAAATTCTAAAAGAATTAGATTGACAGAATCATTAGATAAAAAGAGAGAAAAATTATTAGAAAAATATAAAAAAGAAGCAGAAAAAGTATTGACAGAAAATTAAAGGGGTGTTATAATATGAGAGTAATATGTGATGGGTGTAAGAAAGAGTTTAAAATTAAACTTAAAAACAAAAAGGTGGGAGAATATGAGATAGCTTATTTTAGGTGTCCAAAATGTGGAAGAGAATACACCGTAACATATGACAATAATAAAACAAAGAATTTGAGACTGAGAATTAAAACAGTCTTGGAAACACTGAATCATAATCCCGATGAAAGTGTAAGGATGAAAAAAGAAAGAGAACGAGCTTTTCTTGTGGAAATGTTGAAACAAGAAGAAGCAAAAATAAAAGCAAATATAAAAAAGGAGAATGATGATGGAAGAAAATAAAACAAATACAAACATTGAAGAAACAAATACAGAAGAAAACAAAACAGAAGTGAATACAGAGCAGAAAGAAAACAAAACCGAAACAAATAAAATTAATGTTGAGGAAACAAAGAAGCAGGGTGTAAATGAAATCTTAGCCGCTTTAGGTGTGGACAGCAAAGAAGATTTACAGACGATTGTGAGCAAATATCAGCAAGAGCAGGAAAATAAAAAGACAGACTTAGAAAAAGCAAATGATTCTAATAAAACTCTTACAAAGAGACTTGTTGAGGAAAAGGAGCGTGCTGATATTGCAGAAGCGAAATTAGTCGCTATTACGTTAGGAGCAAAGCCAGATTTAGTTGATGATTTAGTAATTGTTGCTAAGTCAAAGGCAACAGAGGATAAAAAGATTCTTGATGTTATCGAGGAAATCAAAAAGAGCAATAGCGGTTCTGTTTATTTTGTTTCAGAGGAAGAAAAGAAAGAGGATAAAAATAGAAGAACAGTAACAAGAACAAATTCAAAAATGCAGGAGAAAAAACAGAAGGAAGAAAACGGAGAGGGAACAGAGGGAAGTCTTGCACAGAGATTATTTGCAAGAAAACAAACAACAAAAAATAGTTATTTTTCACATAGTTAGGAGGGTAAACAAAATGTTTAATCAAACAGGAATTAAAACAGAGAAGTATGGAAACATTACGCAAATTCTTAAAAATGTAGAATTGCAAGAGTCAGTTGGAGTTGTTGTTGATGATTCAGTGGCAACGGCTGATAGTTTAGGAAGAAAGATTGTTAAGGCAGGAACACCATTAACTGGTGACCTTGACAACAGAACAACAGCGTTTACAGCGGCAAAAGCAGGGTCTTCTACTGAAAAGTCTGATGCAGTAGGAGTTCTTCTGCATGATGTGGATGTAACAACAGGGGATGCAAATGGAACACTTTTGATTTTTGGATTTGTTAATACAAATCGTATTGATGCAACAACAAAAGCAAAGATTACAGAGCAGGTAAAAGAAGCATTACCGATGATTAAATTCATCGCTTGTTAGGAGGAAATAAGATGTCAATTTTTGATTTAATTATCAGTGGCGAGATTGTCGCCTATTGGGAATTATTACAACAGCATTTAGAGCCTTATATGGGGCAGGAGTTATTCCCAAACAACAAAAAGTTAGGATTAAAATTACAGTGGTTAAAAGGTGCAAAAGGTTTACCGATTGTTTTAAAACCAAGTGCTTTTGATGCATCTGCAATTCCAAGACCAAGAATCGGATTTGAGAAATTATCCGCAGAAATGCCATTTTTTAAAGAATCAAAATATGTTGATGAAGAAATGCGGCAGGAGTTAAACAAAGTCATTGAAACAGGAAACCAGAGTATTATTGACTCTATTGTTAATATGATTTTTGATGATGAAATGGAATTGTTAAAAGGTGCGGCGGCACAGAGAGAGCGTATGAGAATGATGGCTCTTACAACAGGTGCTATTGCTATGGAGGGTAATGGACAGGTTTATGAGTATGATTATGGTATGCCAGAAGACCACAAGAGTAATGTAACAAAAGTTTGGAGCGACCCTTCGGCATCAATTCTTACGGATATTAGAACAGCAAAGGATAAGATTCTTGAGGATACAGGGGTTGAGGTAACAAGAGCAGTTACATCGTCAACCGTTATGGGATATTTCAGAAAGAATACAGAAATTAAGAAATCAATTTTTGTTCTTACAGATGGAGAAGGTTTTTTATCAGATGCGAAAATCAAGCAGTTTATTCTTGATGAATTAAACATTGAAATCGCAGTTAATGATAAAAAGTATGTTGATGAAAGCGGAGCTGTACAGAGATATGTTGATGATGATGTGTTTGTTTTATTCCCAAGTGGAAATTTAGGGCAGACATGGTTCGGAACAACACCAGAGGAATCCGACCTTATGTCTTTAGCGGCTTCAAATGTTAAGATTACTGATACAGGAGTTGCGGTTACAACAATGGCGAAGGAAGACCCAGTAAACGTGGAAACAAAAGTTACACAGATTTGTTTACCAGACTTTCCAACAGCCGACCAAGTGTTTATTTACTCCGTTGACCAAGTTTAGAAAGGGGGAGTAAAAAATGTTTGTAACAATTAGAAAACCAACAAAGCTTAATATGTTAAAGGTTACTATGAAACAATATGAAAACAAATACAAAAGATTAGGCTACACGATTGTTGGTGGTAGCATGAAGACAGAAGAAGTGGAAGAGCCAGAGCATGAAATTGTTGAACAAGACATTATAGAGGAAGATTCAGAAGATATTGAATCTATTCCAATTAGTGAAATGAATAAAGAACAGCTTATGAGATTTGCAAAGGTTCATAACATAAATACAAAGAGTGCTAAAAATGTAGCAGAAGCAAGAAGAATTATTCAGAGAGCAGTTAAAGAAGCAAAATTGTAAAAAGGTTGTGTGTTTATGGATGCACTGAAAGAGTTAAAAATGAATGTAAGAGAGAACATAATCCCTTACTTTTCTGATGAAGAGTTAGTTTATTATTTAGAAAAAAACAATGGGGACGTAAGAAAGGCAAGTTATGAGTGTTTAATTTTAAAGGCAGAAACAACAGGGTTAGATGTTAGTGGAGTCTCAACAAAAGACTCTTCTTCTTATTTTAAAATGTTAGCACAGAAATATGTAACACCAAATACAGGTACATTGTTATGAGAAATTTGAAATTTGAATTATACAAGATTGCAAGAGAAATAAAGATACATGGAGAAATATATCACATAAACGAATTAGTTTGTGATGAATATGGAAAGCCAACAGGAGAACAAAAGAGTATCGTTGATGTAAGAGGACTTTTCCACACATCAAAGGGTTATATAACAGAAAACATTTCAGATGGAACAAAAACACATTCAAAAGGTCAGCCAATGTTATTATTAAAGTATGAGGATTCAAAACCTATACAGAATGGACATATTTTAGAGATTGATTCAAATAGATATAAGGTTGTTGAGAAAAACAATATACAGTTATATAACATTGTGTGTGACATATCATTGGAGTTGGTTGTTAATGGTAAGAATTAAAGCAGACGAGTTGTTAAACAATTTAGCACAAGCACAAACAAAATCGCAGATTGCTATAAAAATGTTTGCAACAGAGGGAGCAAAAAAGTTTCAGAATTATGCAAAGACACATAAAAGGTGGACAAATAGGACAGGTCATGCAGTACAAAGGCTAACAGGTTTTGTTGAAACAGGGAGCGACAAAACGAGAATTTATATCAGTCACGGTGTTGATTATGGCAAGTGGTTAGAATTGGCACATGAACGTAGATATGCAATTTTACAAGAAACAGTGCAGAACGTAAGTCCAGAAATTTTAAATGGATTTACAAGGCTGTTAGGACATTTGAGGTAGAAGATGGGAAAAGAAGTATCAAAACAAATTTATGATTTATTAAAACAAAATAATTTTGATGTGTATTTTCCATCACAACATAAAGGAGACTGCATATCAAAATATGTCGTTATAAAACATGATGGAGCATATCAGCCATTAACAGTTTCGTCTGAAAGACCAATTTACACAATTATGTGTTATGTTCCAGGGCAGAGTTATTCAGAGCTAGAAAGTTTTGTTCTGGAAGTAAAAAGAACGATGAAAAATATTTTTCCGTTAGTCATGTATGCAGGAAATGAAACACCAAGCTATTATGATGATAGTGTCAAAGGGCATATGATTAGTTTCCAATATTATGGCACAAGAAAGATTGAGAATTGGAATTTGTAAGGAGGGAAAGGCATGGCAGTAACAAAGAAAGCCGCAAATGGAATCCCAACGATAGACGTATCGCTTGTTGTCGTTAGAACAACAGCAGTTGAGATAGCAGTTGACACAGCTAATAAGATTGCAGTTGAAGCACAAACAGAGGAAAGCGATGCAATAAAATTAGTTAAGTTGGGAAAACTGATTGCACAAAAACCGTCAACAACAACAATTACAGGGCACACAATCACGTTAACAGACAACGTGTTTATCCCCGATGTTGTTAAGATTTTTCAAGGTGGAACGGTTGGAGATAGTTCAGATGGTTACCCAACATATGAGCCACCAGCCGCAGGCAGTGCAGACAAAGGGGAAGTATTTGATTTAGATTGTTATTCAGCAGTTTATGACAGTTCTGGACAAATCGTTAAGTATGAATTAATTACTTACCCAAATTGTCAAGGAACACCTGTTGTTTTAAATTCAGAGGACGATGTATTTAGATTACCAGAATACACAATCAATTCAGCACCAAAGAAAGGTCAGCCACCATATAAGATTAGTTATGTGGATGCATTACCAACAGGGTTTACAGCGGTAGCTAATGAAGAAGATACTAAACAAAATTCCCCTACCGTTATGAGTGGGAGAAAATCAACAGAAGTTTCAAGATTAGATTAAGGGAGTAAGAGAGAATGGCAGTAGAAGTAAATAGAGAACAGTTAGCGATAACAAGTATTGAAGAATTAAAACAATATGCACAAGGCGAGGTAGTCACTTTACCACCGTTTGCACCGACACAGCCTTTTGTTGCAAGACTTAAAAGACCATCACTTTTGGCAATGGCTAAAAATGGGAAAATTCCGAACGAATTATTAGTTAAAACAAATGAATTATTTATGAATGATGGTACAGCGGTAAATGCTTCTGATGATAATATGTTAAAGGAAATCTTTTCCGTTATTGATACAATAGCAGGAGAGGTATTCGTGCAACCAACATATAAGGAAATCAAAGAAGCAGGTGTACAGTTGACGGATGAGCAAATGTTGTTTATTTTTAATTACACACAGACAGGGGTAAAGAATTTAGAAAATTTTCGTGAAGACTAGAAACGTCGAAAACGTAATTGCAATTGCAAAAGAATTTGGTTGTTTGCCAAGTGAGGTAATGTCTATTAAAGATGAATACACAGCATATTGTTTTAATGAAGCTTGCATTAATGTTTTAATGCGGATTAAAAATAAAGAGACTCCGCACTGGATAACATTAGACAATGGAAAAGAAAAAGAGAAAAGCTATACAAACTTTTCTGATTTTTACAAAGACATATAGGAGGAATAAGCATGGCTTTGAACATGGGTTCAGCGGTTGCTTTTCTTGAGCTTGATACAAGTAAATTTAAGAGTGGATTTAGGTCTGCAATTAGTGATTTAAAGGTGTTTCAAGCAAGCGGAGCAACAACGGAACAAAAATTAAAAGGTTTGAGCAGTGCATTTTCCACAGTAGGGGGAGGGTTAACAAAAGGTTTGACCCTTCCTCTTGTTGGTGTTGGGGCGGCTTCGGTTGGTGTAGCAACTAAATTTGAGAGTGCTATGTCACAAGTCGCGGCAACAATGGGAATCACTACTAAACAAATCAAGAATGGAAACAAAGATTTTGAAAATTTACAAAAGACGGCTTTAAACATGGGTGCTACAACAAAGTATACAGCTAGTGAAGCCGCAGAAGGATTAAACATATTAGCACAAGCAGGTTTGTCGGCAGACGAGTCCATTAAGGCAATCCCAACGGTTCTGAGTTTGGCATCGGCAGGAGCAATGAGTCTTGACAGTGCGGCAACATATGTAACGGCTTCTGTAAAAGGTTTCGGAGATTCGATGGATAATGCTCAAAAATATGCTGATTTGATGGCAAAGGGAGCAACTTTAGCCAATACTGATGTTAGAGGACTAGGAGAAGCTTTATCTGGTGTTTCGGCTACAGCAAATAATTATAAACAAAGTGTTGACAGTACAACATTAAGTTTGTTAAGATTAGCTGAACAAAATATAACAGGTGGAGAAGCATCCACGATGTTAGCCAGAGCAATGGCAGATATTTATACTCCAACATCAAGAGCAAAAAAGGCATTAGATGAACTGGGAATATCCGCATATGATGGTTCGGGAAAAGCTAGAGATTTTAATGATATTGTGGATGAATTATCAAAAGCATTTGCAGGCATGTCCGATGAAGAAGCAAATGCAACAAAGAATCAAGTGTTTACCACATATGGTATGAATGCTTTTAACAAAATGACAGCGGCAACAACAGAAACAGTAGATAAATTTAAAACAGGGTTGAAGGATGCGACAGGTTCAGCGGCACAACAAGCAGAAACACAGTTGGATAATTTAAAAGGTTCTTTGACATTGTTACAATCTGCTTTAGAGGGAGCAGGCATTGTGATAGGTCAAAGGTTGACACCATATATCAGAAAGTTAGCAGATGGCATTAATGTGTTAGTAACTAAATTTAATAATTTGACAGATGCACAACAAGATATGATTGTTAAGATTGGATTAGTTGTGGCGGCTATCGGACCAGTTATGCTTATTATGAGTAAATTGTTTAAGTTTGTTTCGATGGCAGTAACAGCTTTCAAAACATTTGGAACAACAATGCAAACGATAAAAACATCAATCGACCTTGTGAGAGCAGGATATGCAGGTTTGGCAATGCAAATGGGTGGTATTCCTGCAATCATATCAAGCCTTATGGCAGGATTCAGTGGGATGTTAGTTCCTGTTCTTTCAGTTGTCGCAGTTATCGGAGTGTTGGTTGCGGCTTTTGTTACATTGTGGAAAACAAATGAAACATTTAGAAATAAAATAGTTTCTGTGTTTGATGAAGTTAAAACAAAAATATGTGAGTCGATAAACAATATAAAAGAAACATTATCAAAATTGAATGTAGATTTTTCGGGAGTAATTAATTCCATCAAGTCGTTATGGATAGGGTTTTGTAACATAATAGCACCTTTATTTACAAACGCTTTTAAAGGGGTAGCAACAGTAATAGAATCTGTCATGACGATTATTGAGGGAATTGTGCAAACAGCCGTTGGAATTATTAATGGTGATATAGATTTGTTTACAAAAGGAATCGGAACAATATTCAGCGGATTGCTGACAGGGATAACAGGATTGGCAAGTAACATATTGTCACTAGTTGGAGAACTCGGAGCAAACATATTGAGTGTTTTAGGGTTGGAAGATATAGCAGAGGTATTTCAAACATTTTTTGAAACAATATCTGAAATTTTTGAACAAATACCAGAAGTAGTAAATAGTGCATTTGAAATAGTTGGAGGATTTTTTACAGAAACTTTACCAGAATTTATTGATTCGGCAGTTGAAACAATACAAGGTTTTGCAGACAATGTGGTGGCATTTTTTACAGAAACAATTCCCGAAGCGTTTAATAGTTTTGTTGAGTTAGTCGGAGGAATTGTTAACAGCTTTATTGGATTTTTTACAGTGACAATTCCAGAAGCATTTACGAATTTTGTAACAGTGACATTGCCAAACGCAATAAATAGTATGATAACATTTTTTAATCAGATACCATATTATTTAGGATATGCAATAGGGTTAGGAATTGGTTATATAGCCAAATTTGCATTAGGTATATATAATTTTGCAACAGTACAGTTACCGCAATATATAGCGGCTATTATTAAATGGTTTAGCCAGTTACCGTCAAGGATATGGACGTGGTTAATGCAGGCTATTCAAAAAGTGGCACAATTTGCAACGCAGGTGGGTCAAAAAGCACAACAAACAGGTAGTGCATTTATAACAGCTATTGTACAATGGTTTACACAGTTGCCAAGTAAGGTTCAAAATTTTTTAACAAAGGCTGTTCAAAACGTAACAAAATGGGCGGCAAGTATGAGAGCAAAAGCTATACAGGCAGGAAGAAGTTTTATCAATGGGGTTGTGAGTGGTGTCAAGAGTCTACCTAGTAAAATACAACAAACCTTGTCAAACGTTATTAACAAATTAACTTCTTGGGTGTCTAAGATGCACAGCAAAGGTGTACAAGGTGCAAATCAATTAAAAAGTGGTGTTGTAAACACAGCTAGGTCAATACCTTCGCAAATGGTTTCCATTGGAGCAAACATTGTAAATGGTGTTTGGAACGGTATTCAGAGTATGAGAAGTTCTTTTGTTTCAAGAGTGAGAAGCTTTTTTAAAGGAATAGTTGATGGAGCAAAATCCGCATTAGGCATTCATTCGCCATCAAAAGTGTTTGATGAACAAGTCGGACAGAACATAGTTAAGGGTGTTATACAAGGTGTAAATAAACAAAAGAAAAATGCAAAGAAAAACGCAGAACAATTAGCAAAGTTGTACATTAGTGCAGGAAATAAAAGATTAAATGAGTTAAAGAAACATAACAAATATAGTTTGCAATTAGAAGTAAACTTCTGGACAAAGATGTTAAAAGAATCTAAAAAAGGAACAGCAAAATATAAAAAAATAAGTGCAGAGTTAAGCGATGCAAAGAAGCAACGAAACAAAAAAATGAAAGCACTTGATGAAGAGTATGCAAAAAATGTTAAGGAAGTACAAACAAAATTAAATGAAGATATTCAGAAAGTTATGTCTGAATATGATAGCGCAGTAACATCAAGAGCAGAGCAAATAAACAGCCAGTTGTCATTGTTTAAAAAGTTTGAAAGTCAATCAAAAAACACAAAGCAAAGTTTGATTGATAATTTACAGAGTCAAGTTAGCGGATTAAAGGATTGGGAGAATACATTAGAGTCTCTTAGAAAGAGAGGAGTTGCAACAGGTCTTATTGAGGAACTACAGGAAGCAGGTGTGGATTCTTTAGCAGACATTAAGCTATTAAATAGTATGACAGATACAGAGCTAAATAAGTATGTCAGCCTGTGGAAAGAAAAGCAACAGTTAGCAACAAAAGAAGCAGTTAGAGAAATAGATAAAACAACATATGTAAATCAGATTAAGGCATTAGTAAATAGTGCAGGTGAGGAACTTGACAGGCTAGAACAGACATATAAAAATGATTTAAAAAAATTAGGTGTTGGAGTTAAAGATACATCAAAACAAATTGGACAGAACATTGTAGATGGATTGAAAAAAGGAATGAAGTCAAAATATCCAGATTTTTTAAAGTATGTCCAAAAGGAATTTGATAAAATAACAATAACGGCTAAAAAGACATTAAAGATTAAATCCCCATCAAGGGTATTTGCAGAAATTGGCGGTTTTATTGCACAGGGAGTTGGTGTTGGACTGAAAAATGAAATGCCAAAGGTAAATGAACAATTAGGAACAGAATTAGATAGGTTGTCAGATGTTGATACAAAACAAATCAATGTAGGTGTTTCTTTTGAGGTTTATAAAAATGAATTTAGAAAAATTACTGATTCTGTATTGACAAGTATGCAAAGTTTTGTTATAATAATGAAAAATACATTTGAGACTATGTTAGATGGTCTTGGAAGTATAAAAGAGGATATGGCAGATATTCTGGAAATGTTAGAACAATTAAATGAAATGGATAATGCAACATTTGAAAGAATAAATGACCAGAGAGAAAAAGTAGATAAAACAAAAGAACAGGGAACAGATAAACAAGATAAAGGAGGGGATACATTTAATTTCTATAACACTAAGCCAGACCCATATGAGTATTCAAGGCAAATGAAAAAAGCCAAAAAAGAATTGCTATATGGTATTTAGAAAGAGGTGATATTTTGATAAATGAAATTGTTATAGAAAACAAAAGAACAGAAGAAAACATAACAATAAATAAAGATGGTTCAACAGGATTTGTTATTGATGAAATGGATTGGGATACTCCGTCCATTTCTAATGAATCTTATAGAATACCATTTCAGATAGGCGAAACAATATCTAGCACAGTTGTTGGCATACGAAAACCAAAGTTAATTGGTTATGTAGTATCAAACAAATTAATGCCAATAGGAACAACATGGGAGAATTATTACAAAGAACAAGAGAAAGACATAATAGGTTTTAAAACAAGATTGAATAGATTTCTAAATATCTATGATGATTATGAGATAATTGCAGGAGATTATTATTTAAAATGTCGATTAAATGAACCAATAAAGTATTCTGTAAAGGAAAGCGAAAATAATGAGGTTTTATGTTTGTTTACAGCAGAATTCACCTGTTATAACCCTATGTTTTTTGAAGTTGAAAGAAGTAAATCAGAGTTTAGACATATTGATAAAAGATTTCATTTTCCACTGACAATTCCGCAAGAAACAGGTATAATAATTGGTGTGGAAGAGTTGTCGGTAACAAAAACAATAGAAAATACAGGGGATGTAAAAGCAGGATTTGTAGCAGTAATGAAAGTTATAAATGGAGAAGTAAAACATCCAGCACTAAGAAATCTCACAACAGGAGAACAAATCAAGGTGTTTGATTCAGTCGTTGTTGATAGTTTTGAAACGGAAGATTATATTGTTATTAATACAAATAATGGAGAAGAAGACATTTATTATTATGATTCTTCCGAAGGGAAAACAAAAGACTTAATAGGAGAAATAACATTAGATAGTTCTTTCTTCCAGTTGCAAAAAGGTGAAAATATTGTTATGTACGAAGTTGACGATAGTTCAACAGGACAATTAGAAGTTACTTTATATTATGACAATCAGTATTTTAATATTGGAGCAATGTAGTTATGTTGTGGATATTTAATGAGAATTTAAGAAGAGTTGGTTCATTGCGAAAATATGAAATGGCACAGTGGAACAACAAATTTAGAGATATTGGAACTTTTTCTATTAATGCAAGATATGTTGATGAAAATTTGTTTCTGTTGGACAAGACAAAAACATATTATGTTTTATTGTATATGTCAAATGATAAAACAAAAAGCGATAGTTGGAATACCTTGCATAATGTATTTGGAAAAATTGAAAAAGTTTCAAAAGAGAATGAAGAAGATGCAGATTATCCTTCGACAATAAAAATTGAAGGAAGATTGATGCCATTTTTATTTTCCAAGAGAGTAATTGCAGGTACTTTTGATTATAAAAATACGGAGCTGATAGCATATGTTACAGATTTAATAACAAGGTGTTTTGAGAAGAATACAGAGCGTTATGTTGATATGAATATAAGTTATCAGAAAGATAATAAAGTATATGAGGACACACTTATAACAAAACAAATAACAGGCGGTCAGTTATGGGAGGAAATGTCTGATTATTTTGAACAATATAAATTAGGGATAGTTATTGCACCAAAAATAAATAAAACATTTGAATTGTCAAGTGTATATGGAGAACATCTTTCGGGATTGTCAAATGTAGCAGGTTTTGAAGTGCTAATAAAAACAGGAGTGGATAGGACAAGAGGTAATGGATTAAACACAGTTATATTTTCTAAATCATTGTCAAATATAAAAAGAGCCAGTTATTCCTATGACTCTGAAAGCGATATGAATGTGGCTTATATTGCAGGAGAGGGAGAAGGAGCAGAGAGAAAATGGTATGAGATTCAAAAGGATTCAGAAAATAAGAGAAACGCATGGAACAGAGAAGAATTATGGATAGATGCAAGAGACATTCAGAGTGAAGGCGAAGATGATACTACATTAACTGATGAAGAATATGACAAATTAATAGAACAGAGAGCATATGAGAAGTTTCAAGAAAATGCTATTATGGACGAATATTCGGCAACAGTAAATGAGCATAATCAAAGATATGTCTATATGAGAGATTATGATTTAGGAGACTGGGTGACAATACAAGACAGGGATTTGGGTATTGAAATAGATGCTCAAATTGTAGAAGTTACTACAACGCTACAAAATAATGAAACAATAAATGATATAACATTTGAATATGGAAAAGCAAATAAAATAGAAATAAAAGACATAAGAACAATAAGTGCAAGTGTAGAGGAAATTAGTAATAATATAAAGTATATTGATAAAAAGATTTCTGATTTATTAAACATGTTTTATCCAGTTGGCTCGGTATATGAAACAATGGATTCAAGTTTTGACCCTAATGAAAAGTGGGGTGGAACATGGGAACGAATTAAAGGTAGGGTACTTGTTGGAGTCGATGAAAATGACGATGATTTTAAAACAGCAAACAAAATAGGAGGAGAAAAAGCACATAAATTATCAGTTAGTGAAATGCCATCACATAACCATAGTGCAAGTGAAAAAAGTTTAAAAGGTGGGGTAAATAATATTAGTGGACAGGACAAAACGTGGGGTCTTACATCTTCTGGAATTTTTTCTAATTGGGGTGACACAAAAGGACTTTATTCTACGTCAAGGGAAACTACAGCTAATTATAAAGATGGTTTTTATCTTGATGCAACACATACACACACTATTGGAAATACAGGTGGGGGAAATGCACATAACAATTTACAACCATATATTACTTGCTATATCTGGAAAAGAGTAAAATAAAACTTGACAAATTATAATATATTGTTATAATAAAATAAAAGAGAAAGGAGAACAAAATGGCAGAAAGAAGTGGATTTTTTAATGCAAGGTTACAAGACGGCGTATATGATAGAACATATCAAGCCGAAGATTTTGCAGATTGTTTAAGTTTGTTTATTCCGAATGGAATATATGTTGAGGATTCGGAAACATTAACAGGAACGATTGACAAGACAACAGTGCAAGGGTTAAAACCATATGCAAGCGGAACGAGTCTTTTTATTAAGGAGGGAAAGGCATTTATTAATGGGTATTGGTATCTACTCGATGAACAGGACTTGGAAATATCTTTAACTGTTAATACAGCAAAAGCAATCGCATTAATGTATGTTGCGGCTGACAGAAGAATAAGAGTAGAATTGCTTGATTTAGTAGATGGACAGCCAAATATTCCAAAAACAGATGCACAATACGGAATTTTATTAGGGATTGCTTCTTATACATCAGATGGTGTGTCAGTAACAGATTTGAGAGAAGATTTTATGGTTGGCTCTCCAAAAAGTTTACAAGCAATAGCAAATCAAGCACAACAAACTTTAAGAGAGCTTAAAAGTTCTATGAGTAAGTTAACACCAAAGAATTGGCAACAATATGTCATTCGTTCTAGTAAGAACTTTACAGAAAATGCAGATGGAACGGCATATATTGGTCTTGTCGATATATTTGGAAAGAGTGTTGACGAATTTACAATAGAATGTTTATATTATGATTCAGACGAAGATACACTTCTACCAATACCTTATGTAAATCTCAATGATTTTGGTAATGTAACAATTAAACGATATTTTACATATCAGATAACGACTGATTCAAAGGAAAATGTCACAGCAAGAATAAAAATTAGTAAGGAATTATATAATTTTATGGAGAAAAACACAGTCGGAAGGTTATTAAGGATTATATTTAGAAGATATACAACTTATGAAGGTATGTAGATTAGAGGTGGGTTTTATGGATGATAAAACAGTAAGCAAAGTATTGTTGGATGTACAAAAAGAATATGCAAAGTCTAACAAAATAAAAGATAAAATTATTATGTTATTAATTGTTTTGATGTTTGCAGAAGCAGTTGTCGGGTATTCTGGTTTTGTTTATTATGAATCACAGTTTGAAACAACTACAACAGAAAAGATTGAGGTTGGAACAGAGGGAGAAAATGCAAATGCAGAGTATAATGATAATGATGTAAGCGGAAATCAATATAATGGTAACGCAGTTCATAATGAAAAGAAATAGGAGGATAAAATATGGCGAAAGCATATGTTAAGGTGACAAGAACAACAACGAGAAGAAGAGTCGGAGAAGGTAGTGGAAGAAAGACAGGTAAAAGCACAACGGGGCAAAAGCGTTGCCCTAATTGCGGTAAGTTTATGAAATAGGGGTGGTGGCATGAACAAAGAAAATGCCTTGACTCGAAAGAAATTAAAGCAAATAGATTCTGTAGAGGATTTTGATAGAATGTTAAACAACTTGATGGCAAGCGAAGAAGACAAAAAGATTATAGAAATGCATTATAAGCAAGGTAAGTCTTTGGGGTACATTGCAGATATATTAGGTATGTCAGAATCGTCTGTCAAGAATAAGCACAGAAAACTATTAATAAAAATTGGAAATATTATGTAAAGTAAGGGAGATACGTTTTTGTATCTCCTTTTTGTGTACTAGAAATATATTTTGTCTATACTTTTATTATAATAATAGTCGTATAATGTAGTCATACAAAAGGAAGGGAGGGAGAGGAAATGACATACCCTTATGGTGGTTATGGCATGGGAAAGCCGTTGAGTCATTACCAACAGCAAATGTATCAAGATAGAATCAATGCATACGACCAACAACAATATGCAAATCAGTATAACGGATACATGAGAGGTCAACAAGCATTTAATCAGCCACAACAAATGATTAATTGTAGACCTGTTTCCAGTTATGATGAAGCAAAGGCAAGTATGATTGATTTAGATGGCAGTCTTTTTGTTTTCACAGATGTAGCAAACAAAAAGATTTATACAAAACAAATCATGTTGGATGGAACAGCGGAATTAAAAACATATGTATTAGAAAATAATCAAAACAAAATGCAGGAGCAAGTACAAGATAGTCAATATGTCTTAAAAACAGATTTTGAAAATGTTATAAATAGTTTGAAAAATAAAATGGAAGAATTACAAGGTGGTGTTTTAAATGAACAAACAGATTGAGAAAATGTTTGGAAGTAATCCAATGTTTCAAAGAGCTAAACAAATGGCACAGGGAAAGTCTGAAAATGAATTAAAACAAATAGCTAATAATTTATGCAAACAAAGAGGTATAAATATTAACGATGCTTACAAACAATTTCAAGCACAAATGCAAGGAATGTTTGGAAATAGATAATTTAAGGTATGAACCTAAATGGTTTATATAAATAAAAATCATACAGGAGGTACTTATTATGGGTATGGATGGTAGCGGATTAAGCGTAGCTGATGCTTTAGCATTAGGCAGAGACAATGAAGGTATGTTTGATGGCAACGGCAGTTGGGTATTTTTCCTTTTCTTCTTACTTGCATGGGGCGGTAACTGGGGAGGAAACTGGGGAGGTAACGGCATGAATAGTACAGCAAGTGCATATACAGATTCAGCCATTCAAAGAGGTTTTGATAACCAAGCGGTTATTAACAAACTGAATGGTTTAGAGAGTGGACTTTGTGATGGTTTCTATGCTATGAACACTTCACTCTTAAATGGTTTTAATGGCGCACAGCAGGCGATTAATAACGTAGCCGTTGCAGGTATGCAGAACACAAATGCACTTGCCGCACAGTTAGCAGATTGTTGCTGTACGACTAATCGGAATCTTGATGCTGTGCGCTATGAAAATGCTCGTAACACTTGTGACATTGTTAATGCTATCAAAGCAGATGGTGATGCAACAAGAGCATTAATGACACAGAACGAAATTCAGTCATTAAGGGATGAACTTCAAACAGCTAACTTCCAGTTAAGTCAGCAGGCACAAAATGCAACATTAATTTCCACATTAAGACCAACACCAATTCCAGCTTATCAGACCTGTTCACCTTATGAGAGTGCTTATATGTATTCTCGATGTGGCAACGGTTATAATAATTGCTGTGGGTGCTAGGTAGTATTTTATCCGCTTAGAGCGTGAGAATGTAGGGCGGTAGAAATACCGTCCTTATTTCGGCTTGTAGAGCGTTAGAGAGGGGTTTGAGAATTATGTCATGTAGTTTATATAATAACAATGGTTATGGTTGTGGAGGATGTGTACACTTTGTTAAAACAAATAGTGTGACTTTAACAGATGGTGTTTTAATATTAAACATACCACAGGAAACTTTTGCAAATAAACAAAAAGTATGTATTTGTATTGCACAAGGATTACCGACAGGGGTGTCTAGTGCAGACATAGTAGCAATTACGCTTGGAGCAGGAACAACGCAGTATGTTTTAAGAACAAAATGTGGGAACAATGTTCATGCAGACCAAATAAGAAGTCGTAGAGTATATCATACAAACGTAGCAACAGACAGCGGAACTTTTGTTGTTTCTTCTTGTGAATTAAACAAAACAGCATATAATTTCCCAACAATCTAGGAGGTGTTTTGAATGAATGAAATGTATAATGGACAACAAGATATGAATAGACAGGATGAACAGCCGTGGTCTGTTGAAACAAAACAAAACAAAAGTTATTCCATGCAGAAAACAAGTGAGAGAGAAAAAGAACAGTGTGCAGAAGAAATATATTTGAGGCTTGATGAACATATGCAAAAGGCTTTGAGTATGCATGAACAATTAGCCGATTACTTTTGTTTCTTAGGCTTGCAAGGATTCAAGCGTAAGTTAGAATATCAGTATATGAGCGAGGTAGCAGGCAAAAGAAAATTGCATCATAAATATATTAATTTGCATCATAAAATAATACCAATGAAACAGGTTGATTTACCACAGGTTCTTCCTTCCGACTGGAGTAGATATACCACAACAGATGTTAATGACAACGTGTTACCAAAGTTTGTTCGGTCTGCTATGCAGAGATATAAAGACTGGGAAGAACAAACAAAACAATTATATGAGGAATTATGGCAACAGTGTACAAATTATGGTATGACAGCAGATGCGGATTATATTTCTAAGTTAGTAAAAAATGTAACAAAAGAAATCAAAGAAATAAACAGAATGTGCGAACAGTTAAACGGTACTGGGTATGATTCTGTTTCAATTCATAGTATGCAGGATAAATACCATAAAAAGTATAAGTCCAAATATGAGGACGAGTTCACAGCAAAAGAAAGAAAAGCGATGAAAGAAAACAGAACAGATAACTAAATAAATAATTTATATCTTATAAGCTTATATATTATATATTAATTTATGTAGTATATAAGCTTTATTTTTTTGTTTAAATAATTTTAAAATATCTATTGACATTTGTTTTATTTGTGTTATAATATAATCAAGAACAGAGAGAACAAGATATAAACAAAAAAGAGAGGTAAACAAAATGAAAGCAATTAAAGAGCAGATTAAAAATTTAGAAAGTCTTTTGGAGTGTGCAACATTTGCAGAAGATACAGAAACAATCTGGTATTGTGAAAATGAGATTGAAAGACTCAACAAAAAACTTAAAAAGAGAAAGAAAACAAAGCACCATGTTTTTGTTACAATTGGTGAACTGGTTGATTTTGAAAAATTAAAAATTTTTTAAAAAAGTATTGACAAGACAAAGAACAAGTGTTATAATTAAAACAAGTTAAGAGAGAACAAGATTTAAAGGAGGAAACAAAAATGAAACAGTATTTTGGGAAAACAGTAACAGTAAAAGTAAAAGTTTACAATGAGTGCAAATATCAAGAAAAGAAATTAGAATCTAAAACTAAAACAATTATGTATAAGAATGTGATTGCTTTTGGAGTAATAAGTGGGGATGAAGCAAAAGAAATTGAAAAAACGACAGATAGAGATAACATTGATGATTGTCACGAATATATGGTTCTTTATTTTAGCGATGGTACAATATCAACTTTTAGAAATAGTTATGTTGATTTATTTATAATCTAAAATATTAAACAAAGGGCTGACAAGCTCAGCCCTTTAATGTTATAATAAACGTAGTTAAAGAGAAAACAAGATTCAAGGAGAAAACAAAAATGACAGGATTTATAACAGGAGCAGAATTTGAAACATTTGAAAACAATGCAACAGAGGTAGGATTCGTTTTGAGTGATGAATATGGAGTAATTGAAGAAGGACATTTCGACTTTCATTTAATGAATGAGAAAGAAGCCATCAAGAAAGCTTGTGAAATGTTAAAAGAAGACCCTTATTATTTTAGTGAGGAAGAAATTAACAAAGTAGATTTTGTAACTTTTGATTATTATACAGATTTTGAAGAAATTTTATTATAAGGTTAAAAGTATAAATAAAGTTCAAAAAAGGTGTTGACAAAGAGAAAAAGCAGTAGTATAATTAAGACAAGCAAAAAGAAAAGGAGAGCAAAAACATGATGGTATTAAACAATGTAACGAAGGATTTAAGTAGTTTAAAGGTAAAGGATTTAAAAGCATTATCAAGAGAGAAGGGACTTAAATTAGAGCATAAAGGACATAAGTTCACAAAGCAGGAATTAATCAATAATATTGTAGAGTTTTACAAGAATGAAGAAAAAGAAGGCGAAGAGGAAAAAGCAGATGTTGTAGAAGCAATTGAAGCAGTTGCGGAAGTGGTAGAAGAAACACAGGCACAAAATGATGAAGAAGCATGGGAGGAAGAAAAAGAGGAAACAGAAACAAAAGAGCAGGAGACAGAAAACAAGTATAGAGGAATCTATGCAACAACATTAAAACAGATTGCGGAAAAATATTCATATGAGAAGCCGCAATGGGTATATGATGAAGTATTACAGATTGGTTCAACAATCGCATTTATTCACTATGTAGAAGCGAAAGACCAGAATGTATATAGAAAGCTGAGGTTTGCAAAAGTTGTAGGTATCAACAGAAAGCAAAAGCTTGTAAAAGTTCAAACATTCTATGGAACAGAGGTCAAGATTGGTTTTGATGAATTGTTATTCATCGTAAGCAAAAATGATACAGCGAATTCTTTCCCTAAAGATATTCGTAATTATATTAAAGGACATAGAACAAAACAGGGAAGGAGAGATATTCATGATAGATACATCAATTCCAGCAAGTGTGAAGAATAGTGTTAGGCTTCTTTATGAAGCAAGACAGAATGAAAAAGAAGCAAAACAATATTTAGATGAAGTGAACAGAAAGGAGTCCTTAAGTATTTCAAACTATATGTATTCCACACAAGAAACAGATAGTTTTAATGTGACTCTTGATGAAACACAAATGTATTATTCAAATCATAAACATTTGAAAGTACAGAAAATTAGAAAAAGAAAAATTGTTTGGTTTCTTGATAAGTTAAAACAAAACTTGACAAAAGAACAACAGAAAGAAGTCATAGATAAAACATACATTGTTAGTGATATGGAAGGTCTTGTTAAATATCTTAAAACCTGTGGAGTAAAGCCAAAGGAATTTAAGAAATATATAGAAGTTCAAGAGGTAGTAAATGAAACGAAACTTGATAATGCATATCAAACAGGAGTGATAAAGAAAAAGCAATTAAATTCTTGTTATGATGTGGAATTAGGAAAGCCTTATATCAAGTTAACGGAAATTAAGAAATGAGAAGAAAATATACAGGAAAAGATTTATTAAAAGTCTTGGTATTTTATGGAATAATAAATGATGATGTTCCAACGTCTGAGTTCAGCATAGTTTGCCCTTTCCATGATGATATAAACCCGTCAATGAGAATAAATCTTTCTGATGGCACATTCTTTTGTTTTGGTTGTGGATTATATGGTAATGCATATGACTTTGTTAAAAATGCACAGCCAGAGTTAAATGATTTACAGGTTTGCATTTATCTTGAAAGGATTCTGAATAGCAAGGAAATCAAAAAGATAAATGCGAAATATAAGAAAAAGAAAAAAATAAATAATCAACAAGCAATTATTGAAGCAGACGATTATTTTTATGGTTTGAAAACAATGGATTGGTATGGAGATTTGGAAGAAGAAGAACAAAGGGCATATGAGTATATGCATAACAGGGGATTTACAAAGAAGGATTTAAACACAGCGGATTGCAGGGTATCTTATAATATAGCATATCCAATTATATTCCCCATATTAGACAATGGGATATTTAAAGGATATGTAGCAAGAACGACAAATAGATATGTAGAGCAAAAGCGAAAGTACCTTTATAATGAAGGCTTTAGAAAAAGGGATACTTTAAGTGGTATATATGAAAAGGGAAGTATAGTGTTTATTTGTGAGGGTTATCTTGATTGTTTAAATCTTAAAACAAAAGGGCATTTGAGAAATGTTGTTGCTTTATTAGGGTGGCATATATCAGATGAACAGATAGAAAAACTCAAAGAAAAAAACATTAAGACAGTGGTATCCGTTTTAGATAATGATAAATCGGGGATAAAAGGAACAGAACTTTTAAAGAGATATTTTAGAGTAATAAGATTTGAGATACCTAATAAAGATGTTGGAGAAATGACGAAAGAACAAATTAAAAAGTCGTTGAGAAAGGTAAGGCGAGAGTTAAATGAGATTAAAGGTAAGCATTGAAACGGATATAGAATTATTGCATATCACAGGAAAGCAGATGGTTTTACAAGATAATATTGTTAAGGAGTATGACGAGTTTTCGGAAGAATATGAAACAATTTGTAAAGAGTATGAATCTTTAATTGGTTATAAAAGGGATGAAGACAAAACAAAATTTGATGAAGAACTTTTAAAAATACTTTCTGAGGATTTAAAGAATGAACAGCTTGCAAGTATTGATAAGATTATGGAAGTTATCAAAACAGTTTATAAAAACCCGAAACAAAATAGTGGTTATGTGCAGATTCAGACAGCCGTTGTAAACGTAAAGGATTTTAGCTGTATTCGTATTAAAAATTTTGATGTAAGAATATCAAAAAGATAAAGCAAAAAAAGGAGTGTATAAAGATGGCTATTTCAATTCAAGCAATAAAAAATGAGATTGCAAAAAGTGGAACAAACAAAGGTAAGTTTATTTTTTTCAAAGAGGGGACAAAAATTAGACTTAGATTTTTAAATGATATGGAAGATGGTGTGGAGATTCCTTTCCATGATAGTTTCAAACTTGGTGTGAATGTTCCTTGCCAAGAAATGTTTGGAAGAGAATGCTCATATTGCGAAGATGAAGATTTAAGAACAAGAAATATGTATGTATGGAGCGTATATGATTATGAAAGCAAAGAAGTTAAGTTATTTATGTTTGCTGTTAATAATTGTTCTCCTGTTCCTGCACTAGCTTCTATGTATGAAACTTATGGAACTATTACAGACAGAGATTTTGAGATAAAGAGAATTGGAAAAGGACAAAACACAACCTATTCTGTTATTCCTTTGGACAAAAAGAAATTCAGAAATGAGAAAGTGAAGCCAATGTCAGAACAGGCAATTCTGAAAGCAATCGACAAGGCTTATCCTGCTGACAATTCAGAAATCGAAGAAGACGAAGAAAAGCCAACTAGAGCTAAAACAAAAGGAAGAAAAATCAAAACAAAAGTAGAACCAGAGCCAGATATTGAAGAAGAAACAGAAGATTATGAGGAAATGTCAGCCAGAGAGCTTTACCAGATGTGTAAAGAAAGAGGACTTGATTGTAAGCCTAGAAAAGCAAAAGAATATTATATTGATATTTTAGAAGAAGACGACGAAGAGCAGGACGATGACTGGGACGACGAAGAAACAGATGATGATGATTGGGATTAGGAGGTAAGGTAATGATTCAAATTACAATGGTAGGTGGTAATTTTACTTGTTGGGATAAAAAACAGTATACAGATTATATGTATGATGGTAAGGTGTTTGTTGTTATTAAGGGTTCTAAGTGGGTTGGAATTTATAACATAGACCAAGTAAAAGAAATTAGAATTGATAAATAATAACATTTAGGGGTTGACATAGTTCAACCCTTTTGTTATAATATAAAGCGTAAGGAGCGAAAACAATGAGTAAATTTTTTGATTTACATAGGCATGATGAACACAGCTTTTTTGATGGATTCGGAAAGCCGCAAGAATTGGTAGAGATAGCAAAGGAGTTGGGATACAAAGCACTTGGAACAAGTAATCATGGAAACATATCTGGTTTAATACAGCATTGGTTGGCTTGTAAGGATGCAGGCATAAAACCGATATTAGGCTGTGAGATTTATTTTCAGCCAGTATATAACAAAGAAAATCCTAAAAGAAAATCATATCATTTAAACTTGTTTGTTAAGAATTTAAAAGGTTATGAAAATCTTTGTCATATCATGACAGAAGCAAATACACAACAGTTTTATTACAAACCAATCGTGGACTTTAAATTGTTGGAAAAGTATTCAGAAGGTTTAATCTGTACCACAGCTTGTATAGCGAGTGCAACGTCACAAGCAATAATAAACAATAATGAAAAGATGGCTGTAAAGATTTTGGAGAAGTTCAAAAGTATATTCGGAAAAGATTTGTATGTTGAGATACAGCCGTATAAGATTGATACAAAACATACACAAGAAAAAACAGATTTGGTGCTTATGAGATTAGCAGGAGCATTAAACATTAAATGCATTTTAACTTCTGACTCACATTTTGGACGTAAGGAAGATTTTGATACTTATTGCAAAATGCATGAAATAGGTAAAACAACATTAGATGTAAAAAGAACATATGGCGAAAGGTATATGCCATCTGAAAAAGAAATCAAGAAAAGATTTGTAAAAATCTATAACAAGGTTCTTTCGGGAGAAGCGGAGAACATAGCAACAGAATACATAAACAATATGGACGAGATTTATAACAAAGTGGAAAGTGACATTTTGGAAGGATGCGAGCTTGAGCTTCCGCAAATTTCAACAGGTGTAGACAGTTATAAATTGTTGAAACAAAACATAATTAGAGGATTAAAGAAAAAAGGAAAATATAACAAAAAATATGTAACAAGATGTAAGAAGGAACTGGATGTAATACATTATCATGGTTTTGATGATTATTTTTTAATGGTGCAAGATTATGTTAACTGGGCGAGAGCCAATGGCATAGAAGTAGGAGCAGGAAGAGGGTCGGCTTGTAATTGTTTAGTTGCATATGCATTAAACATAACAGATGTTGATAGCATAAAGTATAATTTAGATTTTAGTAGGTTTATGCGTAAGGACAAAAAGAAAATGCCAGATATAGATGTTGATTTTGAAACAGAACGTAGGCAGGAAGTTATTGATTATGTTATCAAAAAGCATAAAGGAAAGGCTGTCCAGATATGTAGTTATGGAGAGTACAGCATTGACAATTTAGTAAATGATTTATCTGGTGTGTGTGGTTTGCAAACGTCTGGTAAGGATTTAGACGAGTTTGACAAAGACCATAATAAAAAGATAGTCGCAGAAATAAAAGCATTTATACATGGTTATGAGGTTGAAGGCGAATTGGATATGCAGGCATTAAAGGATGATGCCACATATTATGAGTATAACGACTTATACGACAACATAATGAAGCATTTTAGCAAGTTGTATGGGAAAATACGATATCTTGGTAAACATGCCGCTGGGGTGGCTGTAGTAGGTACAGACATATCAAATTATACTTGTATCATAAGACGTGGTAAAGATGCATACTCGTCTTGTTATGACCTCAACGATTTAGAACATATTAATTGTATTAAGTTTGATATGTTAGGGCTTAAAACATTATCTGAGACAAAAGAATTGAGAGAGTATACAGGACATAGAATAACAGACGAGGACAGAGAAGAACAAGATATTTATGATAATTTTAGAGCAGGAAATACAGATGGGATATTTCAGATGGAGAAATCTGCACCAAAGAAGATTCTTGACATGATACACTGTGATTGTATGAACGATGTTATTGCAGTAAATGCGTTGAACAGACCTGCACCATTACAGTTAAAAATGCATGAAACATATGCGTATAACAAATTATCTGGCAAGGCAGACAAAAACACACCATATTATAAATATACACAAGAAACATACGGCACAATGCTATATCAAGAGCAAACTGTAGAGGTTGCTCAGAAGGTAGGACATTTAACAGCTCCACAGAGTTTTGATTTATTAAAGATTATGAAGAAAGCAGAGAACCTAACAAAGCCAGAATACATACCAATCATTGAACAAATGAAGAAAGATTTTTATAAGGGTTGCCGAAGTGAGGGATTGACAAGAAAGCAGACAGATAGCCTATGGGGTAGTATGTTAATCTATGGTTTTAATAAGGGACACAGTACAGGTTATTCTTTAATCAGCGTAGACCAGATGTGGTACAAGGTGCATTATCCGACAGAATTTTGGTATGTAAAAATGAAATATGCATTGAATGAAGCAAACATTTTTAAGTATGCAGAATGTGCCGTGAAAGATGGTGTCGTGGTTATGTTGCCCCATGTAAACCAGACAGCCAGAACTTCTTTAAGAAATTATGATGGTGAAATGGTTATACAACAGGGTATGAGTATTATCAAAGGAATAGGAGATAAAGCCGCCACAGAGATAGAGTTAGAAAGGAAGAAGAATGGCAAGTTTTTAGACTATGATGATTTCTATGATAGATGTAAAGGCAGAGCAGTAACAAGCAGAGTAATAAACATTCTGGAAGAACAAGGTGCATTAGAATTTAATGAGAAAAGATATATTAGCAGAGTCGTGAAGTACAATAGCACAATGGTGGCTAAATAAAAAGACATTTTAAGTAATGGAGGATTTAAAAAATGAAGATTGTTAGACCAGATAAGCCAGAGCGTTGTTCAAATTGTTTATACAGTGAGTTTGCAAAAGGATTCCTGTTTTGCAATAATTCTGATTCAGATTTATACTTAGACAATGTAGATTATTATACAAGCTGTGAATGTTGGATGGATGGAAACGAAGAAAGGAAAAGAAAATGAAACAAATGAATAGAGAAGCAATTATGAAATTGTGTTCGGAAATCTCAAAAAAAGAGGGTGATGGTTCTGTATATAGTTTAGGTAGCAAAAATGGTGTTTTGAAAATTCCTAGATGGGGTACAGGTCTACCAGAGCTTGATAATATAATCGGAGGAGGTATGCCAAAAGGAAGAACGATAGAAATTTTTGGTGGTGAATCCGCAGGAAAAACTTCTTTAGCATATCATTTATGTTCACAACATGAAATTTGTTTAGATATACCGATTGAAGGTACGTTTGATTCAGACAGAGCAAAAGTGTTTGGAAACAAACCAAAACAGATGCTAGTATACAGAGCAAGGTATGGAGAAAAAGCATTTAACAGAGCAATTAGATTCGCTGAGGAAGGTATTCCATTAATCATTATTGATAGTGTACCATCAATGCAACCAAAGGATGATATAGACAAAATTAGAAAGGCTGTAAATACAGATAGTGAACAAGAAACAAGAATCGGTGGTGTTGCCAGATTGATGGATAAATACTTGCCAACCTTAGAGGATGTAATAGAACAAACAGGAACAACTGTTATATTTATCAATCAGATTCGAGACAAAATGAAAGCCTTGCCATTTGGAGATAATATACAAACTCCTGGCGGTCATAAATTAAAACATAGTTGTTCTTTGAGAATACAGGTAGCACGAAAGGGATATATTGATATTCCAAATCATAACCCATATAATACAGCAAGCAAGGAAACAATCGGCATGATTATGAAGTGCAAAGTTGTAAAATCAAAAGTTTGCAATCCAAAAGGCGAGTGTGAAATCCCATTGATTTATGATAGGGGATTTATTCCTTTTGAAGATTTGCAGGATGTGAGAAAAGAAATCATGACAGAAAGGAGAGAAAAATACAAAGGATGAAGGGAACTGGATTAAATTTTTATTGTTTACGATATAAAAGGAGTGATTTGGAGTATAATACAATATGTACATTTTTTTGTTATGATACAAATGAGCAAAGTGTTATAGAAAGATTTGTTGACTTGACAAAATATCAAAGGAAAGATATAATATCAATAGAGGTGCAGAACAATGGGTCTTTTAGATGAAATCAAAAAAGAAGCGAAGAAAACATTTACTCGGATACAATCAACGCAGGAAACAGAACTAGAACATAAATTGAATAGTTTGCATTATCTTGATAAAAACATAGAACAAGAATTAATCTTCTTACGTTCTGTAATGACAAGGGGTGCAGAGACAACAGAAAGAAAAGGACTCCATGCATCTGCTATTATTGTATCAGATAAAAAGTTTTGTTTGCGGCAACAGGTATTAAGCATATTTTATAAACAAAAGCAAGGGGAACAAGTACAGGTAGGATTAAAAAGAATATTTAGTGAAGGGGATGCCATACATGAGAAATGGCAGAGATTATTTATCAGAGGGGGTTTGTGTGAGCCGCTAGATTGCGATTATAGCCGTTTTCGTGATGAATATGACTTATCCTACACTCCCGATATAATTTGTTGTATAGATGGTGAGAGATACGTTGTAGAGATTAAATCAGTAAATACATATCAATTTAAAAACATGATTGATAAGGGAACATATCATAAAACAGGAAGAAAGCAATTACAACTGTATATGCATTTAACAGGAATACATAAAGGGTTTGTTTTGTGTGAGGATAAAAACACACAGGAAATCAAAGTATTTTGTTATGAGTATAATTATGAGGAAATAAAGAAATATATTAAGCGGCTAGAAAACATACAGAAAGCAAAGCATAGATTAATGAAACATAACAAATTAGTCAAGAGGTCAAAGGAATGCACAGGGTATAATTGTAAAATGGCAGAAGTTTGCAACATGAGAGAAGTCTGTTATGGAAAAGAGAAAGAAAGGATTTAATATGGATAAACATGATGAAACAAAAAATGAATTATTAAATAGTGAGCTTGTAGAGAAACATGACGAGAAAATTAAAGTAACAAATGCGGAGATTGTTGTTTCTGGTTCTGTTTTAAAGCCTTATTTTTGTATCCATTATAAGGAGGTAGGACAGGAAATGGACACATTAGGCTTTGGTTCTTATCATCTTCCTTTTGTGTTTGAGTGGTTAGCACATTATTTTGAATTAGTAGAGGAATAAAATAAAAAGGGGTTGACATAGTTCAGCCCCTATGTTATTATATAGGTGTAAACAATAGAGAGAGCAAAAACAGAAGGGAGAACAAGATAATGAGAAAATTTGAAGTTGGAAAAGTTTATGGTGAGGACGCAGTAAAATATGAGGTTGTAAAGAGAACAGCAAAGTTTGTTACAATTTTAGAAGTTCATCATTTCGGAAAATTCAATGAAACAAAAAAGAATGAAAGAAAAGTAAAAGTTTCATTATGGGATGAAACAGAAGCATTAGTGTTTGGTAGCAGAACGGTGGTAGCATAATGGCAAAATATTGTAAACCAATGGGAATGTATGTTACATATCTTGATTGCATGGATTGTGAGGAAAAGGAGTGTATGCATCCTCACAAGAGAAAGGAGGAAAGCAAAGTGTCATATTTGGCAAATGTGTTGTGTGAGCCAAATGATATTGTGTACCTTGTATTCTGTGCAAAGAAGCAGGGTGGAAAGAAAAATATTATATTCAAAGGTAGAGTTGAAATGGTAACAATTACAACAGAAGGAATACGTTATCATTTTTATGCACTTAAATGCACAACAGATAAGGAACTGAATGAGAAGTTACAAAATGGAGAAGTAGTAAATCATTACAGGTTTGGTAATCAAACAATAAATAATGGATTTAAAACAACAGACTTATATCCAGTATTTACAACAAAGGAGAAATGCATTGAATGGTTAAAAGCATGAGAAAAACAGTTAGTGGGGATTATAAAAAGAGATTTGAAAAAGGATTTAAATTATTATGTAGTTCAAAATCATCTTATCAAGTATGGTCAGATTGTATGGCATTATTTGCAATTACATTAGCAAACCAAAGCATTTTACCAATGACAGAGTTTGAACAGTTTAAAGAAATATGGGACAAAAGGGAAAAAGAATATCTAAGAATTATTAATAATTATTCAAAGAAAGAACAGAAACTTTTCCCACAAATGTTTGCATTAATTGTAGAAGAATTAGAAGAAAGACCAAACCAAGATTTATTAGGTGAGTTGTATATGATGTTACAAATATCAAACAAAAATGCTGGGCAATTCTTTACACCATATGATGTGTGCGAAATGATGTCGAAGCTCACATTTGACCGAAAAGAACTCGGAAAAACAGTACATAAGAAAGGTTATGCGAACGTATATGATTGTGCTTGTGGTGCAGGTGCAACATTAATATCAGCAAGCGAACAATGCAAGGAAATGTTTCATAAGTATAACTATCAAAATCATGTTTATTTTGTTGGACAAGATATTGACATAACCTGTGTTCATATGTGTTATATTCAGTTATCATTACATGGGTTGTCTGGATATGTTATACATGATAATTCATTAATTAAACCAGAACCTATATTACCAGATGATTTGGAAAAGATATGGTTAACTCCTATGTGGTTTAGTCAAGTATGGACAATGCGTAGGTTTTTTCATAATCAAGATATTTTAGGGAGAAGTACAATGAGCAAAACAAGAAAGGAAAGGTTTTAAAAGAACATGGCAAAGGTAATAGTATTTGGTGATATTTTTTCAATCAACAAAGAAGGAAGAAAAAACGAAAAAAGATATATTTTCTGTGGTAAAATTAAAGGAAAGCTTTTATTATATTTGTTAGATGGTTCTGATTATATAATGGTAGATACAGCATGGTTTAGGGATAAACAAATGCATTATATTGAGGACATAGAGCAACCAGATAAAGGGCACAATGACAGAGAACTTGCAAAGAAATATAAAGAGGAATATATGATAATTCCTTTCGTGTAGGGGGTGCATTATGCAAGAGTGTGTAATAGGTATAGACCAGTCGTACACTAGAACTGGAATTACAGTATTAAAAGATAAACAAATATACAGGATGAAGTCATTGGATTTCAGAGGGTGCAAAAATAATACAGAGAAGCGTTTAGAGTTATATACATATATTGAAATGTTGTTAAAAAGACCACTAAAAAAATATGTTGAACAAAAAAAGGTAAAAATCATTACAGAGCGTATTCGTTTGCGTTCACAAGGATTTTTGTCAGAAGCTTATATTAAGTCTACAGGAGCGTTAGTCGCTACGATAATAGATGTTGCAAACATTTATGAGATACCTGTTTATTCTGTAGATACACGTTTCTGGAAAAGTCAAATAGTAGGCAGTAGTAAACCTTTAGAAAACCCATATGGTATTGACCCTAAGAAATACCGTACAATCCTCTATATGCGGTCAAGAGGGCTTTTAAAATACATAGTAGAGGAATACAAGGGTAAAGGTACTAAAGGGGTTATACAGGTCAAAATAAACGGTCAGAAAGTACCTTGTAAAGTCAATGATGATTTAGCAGATAGTTATTGCATCGCAATGTGTGGGTATTATCTACCTAAGAGCAAACAAAAATTTAAGGAGGAAAAATTTTAATGTTTAGTTTTATTAAAAACAAATTAAAAGAAATATTTTATTTAGATGAACCCGAACCGATAGATGTTGAAAAAGGTTGCCGTGGTTTAGAATCAACTTGTAAATTCTCTGGAACAGAACTTTGTTTTGGGATTGAAAGAAAAACCTGTGAAGGATGTCCTTTAATTGGTTGTAGAGGTTGTGAGAAATTACAAGAGTGTATAGAGGAAGGGTTGATATAATGGATTATAGAAGAGTAGAAGAATTAAACAATGAAGCCGCTGAAACAGGTATAGAAGTTGATGTAATAACAAAGGAGGTAAGAATGGGAAGTACAGATGATAAAAAACCATTAGAAATTAGGAAAATGGTTGATTGGATATTTTCACACAATGAGCTTGTAACTATTTGGCAGGATTGTGACATAAGACATAATGTAAAAGTATGGGAGGGAGAAGCATGGAGAATACCAAGTAGGATTGCAATGTGCAGAGGAAAGATTATTGGAATTCTCAGAGAAGAAGCAGAACATATGGATTATATAAATATAAAAATACAGTAGAGAATTATGGGGCATGAGTAATCATGCTCCTATTTTATTGCAACAAATTAAAACAAAAGTGTTGACAACAAAACAAAAATATGTTATTATATAATCAAGTTAAGAGAAAACAAACATACAGGAGGTAAACAAAATGAAAAATTTAATGAAGATGGAAACAAAGGTATTGAATAGTTTAAAAAGAGATTTAATTACTTGGGATGAAGCACAGTATTGTCTCTATGGATATATACATTGCATGGTTGATATGGGATGTATAACAGAAGACAGGGGAACAGAAGAAATGAACAGAATAACAATAAGATTATTGGAACGCAAGTAAGCGTTCCATTTTTATTTAATTCATTATTGACAAAACAAAACAAATGTTATATAATTAAAACATAAGCAGAGAAAACAAATTATTTAGGAGGGAACAAAACAATGGTAAAACAGAAAGTAGGAAAGAATAACATAATTCATTTTAATAGCATAACAGAAGTGGCTCGTTTCATTCGTGACAATGAGGACAAATTAACCGATACATTTAAACCACTTAGGAAATCAGAACGTGGAAGAGAATCTTTTACTGGTACAGAGTCATATGATGCCGCAGAAGACCTTTTATTACATGGGTGGGATGAAGTCTCAAAGGAATTTACACAAAGCATTAAAAAGGTAAATACAAGCGTTTCATTTAAGAATAGAAATTGTTATGGAGTAGCAGGTTACCAATGTTCTGTACCTAGATATTTACAAGGTATTCCGACAAATATGATTTCAAACAAAAGAGTACCTGTAAAAAACAAAGTAATAAGCATAACAAAAAGTATATCATATAATTGCAGTGTTAGAACAGAAACAATAAAAGAGCAGTCTTTGAAAGTTTTAAAACTTGTAAACAAATTAGAATCTGACGGATACAGAATTAATTTAAACATTGCTTTGGTTGCAACAAATAATAGTTATGCAAAAAATCCCAAAATGGTTTCACTTGTTGTAAAAATAAAAGATGCTTCACAAAGGATGAACATAAAACAAATGGCATTTCCAATGGTTCATCCATCTATGTTAAGAAGAATTATATTTGGGCTAATAGAGCGGTTACCAGAGTGTGAATATCTTGGTAGTTTTTATGGAATACCAGCAAGAAACAGTGATGCTAAATTATTGTTTGAAAAAACTTATTTCATTCCTGCAATAGTAGAGGAAGAAGAAATTACAGACATAGAAAAATATAAATGCTAGAGTATTGATATGAGCTTCATATATACGTTTTAAATCAATTCTATATAAATAAAGGTAATCTTTATAGGGTAGAATAGTAAAATAGCTTAGAGCGTGTATATGAAGCTTATTTATTTTTTGATAAAAGTTCTTGACAACCCAAAACATAAGAAGTATAATTGCGTAAAGGGAAGGGGATTATAGGGGTTAGGATTTAAGGTTGTTAACCTTAATTAACTTTTATAAAACAAACTAAATAAAAGTGTTAAAAACATATTGACAAACAAAAGTATTTATGTTATTATAAGTACAACAAAGAGATAAAACAAAATGATAGGAGAATAAAATAATGAAAACAAGAAATATTTTATCAGTAACAAAAGAAGGAAATAAAGCAATAGCAGAAGTTAAAACAGATTTTGGTACAGTAAAATTAAAAAGAACATTTAGAAGACATACAAAAGAAATTAGAGAATTACAAAGACAGAACATTTATTGTTTTGAGATTCAAGGTATTTTATATTGGTATAAATTCAATAGTAGCAATGTTGGAACACAGTATAAAGAACCAGAAGATTTTAGAAGTGAAGCAAGAGTAACAGATAGCCTTAGAAAAGGTACTAAAGTTAATAACAATAATGTTGAACTTCCAAAGGTAGAAACTAAAGAAATTAAAAAAGAAGAACCTAAACAGAATAAACAGGAAGAAGAAAACACAAAAGAAGTAAAGCATTATCAATATGATACAATTAAAGCTTGCATTGAAAATGATATTCCTGTGTATCTGGCAGGTGAAGCAGGAACAGGAAAGAACTTTACACTTGAACAAATTAGTTGGGAACTTGGTTTAGAGTTTTATTTTACAAATAGTGTTCAACAAGAATACAAATTAACAGGTTTTATTGATGCAGGTGGAACATATCATGAAACAGAATTTTATAAAGCTTTCAAAAATGGTGGAATATTCTTTCTTGACGAAATGGATGCAAGTATTCCAGAAGTATTAGTTTTATTAAATGCCGCTATCGCCAATAAATACTTTGAGTTCCCAAATGGTAAGATAAAAGCTCATGAAAATTTCAGAGTGGTTGCCGCAGGAAACACAGTTGGAAGCGGAGCAGATGAAATGTATACTGGCAGAATGGTATTAGACCAAGCCACATTAGATAGATTTGCAATCATTGAGTTTGGATATGACAGAAACATTGAGTTATCTATTTCAAACAATAATGAAGACCTTGTGGATTTTATAAGGGATTTAAGAACAGAAGCTAATAACAATGGCATTCGTGCAACATTTTCTTATCGTTGCATTATGATGGTAACAAAACTTGAAACAACAAATATTCCTTTAAAACAGATTATGGCAATAGCAGTATTTAAGGGTATGACAAAAGATACAATTAATAGTTTTAGAGCAACAGGCTCAAACAAGTATTATAAAGCATTATATGATTTACAGGTGGCATAACAGCCACCTTTTATTTTTTTGTTATGTTTTTAAAAAAGTTTCAAAAAGTTGTTGACAAAACATAATGTATATGTTAATATATAATTGTCAAAAGGAAATGAAAACATTAGAAAGAACAAATTAGGAGGAAACAAAAATGAGAGCAATGAGAAAAGTAGAAATGGTTAAAGAGATTATGGGAATGTTAAGATATGTACAGGGGCAGGAAAACAGACAGTATAGAGTAAATGTTTTTAAGGTTCTCAAAAGTTTTAATGTTTCACATAATAGAAACAAATTAGAGAAAATCGAAAAGGCATTGTTAAACGATGTTAGTAGAAACACTATTGTTGAAATTATGTACGAAATGCATATCGCAATAGAAACAACTTTTTAAACATAGTTGTTGACATAAAACAAAACAAATAGTATTACACAAAATAAGGAAAGAAGGTGATATAATTTATAAATTTCATATTTATTGGACAGAAGCAATGAAGGTTGAGTTCTTGCAAAGAGTAATATTAGTTCATAGTTATTTGTATTATATGTTAGATGATAGCGTATGGACTGATAAACATTATGATGAGATAGCAAGGCAATTAACAAGCATACAGAAAGAACATACAGAGGAATGGATTAAAGTAAATACACAATATGGATATGTGTTTTACGATTATGATGGAACAACAGGTTTTGATTTATGGGATAGATTAAAACAAAAAGACAAACAAAAAATATTAAGCATAGCAGAAAGCAGGAAGGTAGCGAAACAAAATGAAAGCAAATTTTGAAAAAGGAACAAAGATATGTTCTAGGTGTAAGAAAGAATTGCCTTTGAGTATGTTTACTAAACATAAAAGTAAAAGCGATGGATTAAATGTTTATTGCAAAGAATGTTCTAACATTAGACAAAAGAAACAGTATAGAAAAGATATAGAACATTCAAGAGAGAAAAGGAGAAAAAATAGCAGTAAGCGGGTGTGTACATTTCAAAAAAAAGGAAGACCTCGTGGAAATAGCGGAATGTTAAAAAGAGATTATGAACTGACAGAGGAACAATTAAGAAGAAGAAACGCAGGTCGAGAATATCATAAAAATAATCGTAAGCGTATAAATGCACAAGGTATTCTTATATGGTATGATGGAAAATTGCAAGACTTGGATTCAAAAGAATATCGCAATATAATGAGTAAGGAATATAATAGACAAAGAACTTGTGCAATAAGAGGATGTGTTACAAAGGTAACTGCATCTGAACATTTTTTGTTTGATTTTGATTTAGAGCAAATGTTAAAAGACAATGCATATAATACTTATGGAAAACGTAGATGTTATATAACAAAATGGTGGAAAGGTGAAATAAGACATTGGACTGTTAATGATGGAGTGTGGAGGGAATAAAAGTGTTAATTAAGAAAAATTACAATGTAAAGAGTCTTGCGGAGACATTAGAGGGTGCTTTATCTGTTGCCATTGATGATGGGGAAATTACTGTAGAAATAGGATTATTAGAAGCAAGTGAGATTCTGGATGTTTTGAATGAAACAAACAAAAGAGAGCAGAAACATCAAACATTAGAAAGTGCTTGTAATTTTATGGAAATGGAAGATGGAACACAGACAAATGAAATGGAATTACATAACAAAAAAGATGCAAATGGTAATATATTAAGAAGTATGGATTGTAATTTAGATGAAATAGAAAGAAGTGATTGCTTCGGAACATATGATGGTGATATAGAATGTGAATGTTGTGATAATAAAAAGGAATGCAAAAAAAGAAAAGAGAGATTGGATTGTTTTGGCTGTCATATTGATGGGGATGGGAAATGCAATTTATGCGTATATGAAAGAGAATGTATGAATGAGACAAAAGAAAGAAAAAGATGTTTTGGGAAATCTTATGGGAAAAGACCTATCATTATATGTGGAACTTGTAAATATGCAAAACGGTGTGAGGTACTAACAAAACATGAATAAACGTAGCATAAAATGGTATAGAAAAAATGAAGCAGAAGTAATGCATAGAATAGGTATTAATCCTACAATTAATTCTGGTGCAGGATGGATTCAGAAAGAAGATGGGGAAAATGATTTATTTATGTGTCAGCTAAAATCAACAGACAACAAGAGTATAAGTGTAAAGCAAGAGGACATTAATGCATTAGAATATCATGCCTGTACCTCACATAAGATACCTATATTCGCATTACAGTTTTTAACAACAGATAGTGTATATGTTATGATACCAGAAGAAGAGTTCAAAGAGTATCAAGAATATAAAAAAGCAAAACAAAATGAAACATTTTCACAAAAAAGTGTTGACATTGAAGAAGAAAAGGAATATAATAAAGATACGCAAAAGGTTAATAGAGATATTAATAAAATGCGTAGTACAAGAGAGAAGTTTTATGAACAGATGAAACAAGAGAGAGAACAACAGGAAAGAAAATTTAAAAACAAAATGAAAGAAAGGAGAAAAGCAACGTGGAGAAGAAATTCAGACAAAAAGGTGTAGCAACCTTTGAGGGTTTGAATATCGGTAAAAACAAGCAGGTGACACTTAAAGTTAAATTAAGATATGACGAAGTGGTAACGTCTGTAGAACTTTTACAGGGATTAAATACAGATATTACAATTCAAGCAAAGCTTGGTGGTGAGTCAGTAAGTTTAGGAATGTTTACCATCGGAGGTATTAATTTTGACAGAGATGGAAATGCAGTTATTCCTTTTAAGTCATTAACAGAAAATGTTAATCTTGATAAGATTACAGGGTTGGTTGACGAGGAATATATACCTCTTAGATTTTTAGCGGTATTAGAATTACCAGAAACAACAGAGAGTGAGGATGAAACAGAGTGGGAATATTAAAGTATAATCAGCTTGCAAAAGCACAGACAAAAGAAAATCGAAATGTTGTGATTTCAGAAGCCGCAACACTTGATGGTGAAACATTAGGTTATGCGGTATCAGAACAAATTGTAATCCATGAGGGAGAAAAGGATACAACAATGTTCTTAAAAAATGGATTAGGAATTGTTTCTAAAGAAGGACTTGTAAACTTGCGTGATGCAATCAACAAAACATTAGAACAAATTAATTAAAAACTTGTTGACATAACATAGTTCATATGTTATAGTATAAATGTAAACAAAAAGCAGATAAACAATCAATTTAAAAAAAGAAAAGGAGAACAATAACATGACAAACAAAGAATTAGAAATGATAATTGAGATTAAGGAAGCAGAGTTAGCAGGATTAAAAGCAAAGCTTGAAGGATGCGAAGACCAGAAGGGAGAACCAGAGAAAGAAGTAAAAAGACCAGCAAGAGGAAAGAAAGCGGCAAAGGCTAAACCAGAGCCAGAAGTAGAGGAAGAAGAAACAGAAGAAGATGCAGATGATTATGAGAGAATGACAAGCACAGCACTTTACAAGTTATGTTGTGAGAGAGGTATTTCTTCTAAGTGTAAGAAACGTGATAAGAAAACATTAATCGCAGTTCTGAAAGAAAATGATGCCGCACAGGATGCAGAGGACGATTGGGAAGATGAAGAAGAGCAGGAAACAGACCCATATGCAGGTAAGACAGCGAAGGAACTTTACAAGATGTGTAAAGATAGAGGATTAACCGCAGTACCTAAGAAATCAGCGGATGTTTATGCAAAGATTCTTAAAAAGGCAGATGCAGAAGCCGCAAAGAAAACAAATACAAAAGCACAGGTTGAGGAAGATGAGGATGATGAGGACGATTGGGAAATCTAATCAGCCAGTAAAATAAATAACCCCATATGAGGGTTGACAATGGGGTGGCAGAAATGCCGCCCTATATTAATTTAATAGGAGAGAACAACATGAGATTGAATGAAAAAGTGCAAGAAATGTTATTGATTGATTGTAGAAAGCAAGAAGGAAAAGAAAAGATTAATAAGATATTATGGAAGATTAAGCCTATAAAACAGAAAATGATTAAGTTAGGATATGAGAAAGGGGAAATAGTTCCTTTAGAACAATTAGAGAAGTTTTTGCAGGCTGTAAGAATTAAACATGGTTATAAAACACAATGGATTAATACCTATTTTGAAACAGACAAAACAAAAAAGCCGCACAAAACAAAATTTGTGTTTTATACACATGGACTTTTGGACAATAATAGTGAGTGGATAACAAATCTTGAAGGAAGAACAATCTGGGAATTGTTTGCAAAGACAGCCATAGTATTTTATGATGAGATAAAGAAAGGAGAACAGAAAGAATGAGTAAAAACAAAAATGAAGAATTGATTATGCCAAAAACAAAAGCAACCTTCTATACAGATGGTGCTTGTTCTGGAAATCCAGGCATTGGTGGATGGTGTTATGTTGAGGTAGTACCTTATAAGAATGAATATAAAACAGAAACAACAGTAGGTGGTTCAGATGATACCACAAATAATGAAATGGAATTATTAGCCGCCTACAATGCCGTATTAAAGGCATATAGAGAAGGAGTCAAGGAAGTTACAATTTATTCTGATTCGGCTTATGTTGTGAACCCTGTACAAAATAGTTGGTTATTAAAATGGAAATCAAATGGTTGGAAGACTTCCACAGGTAAAGAAGTTAAGAACAAAAGAATTTGGGAACGTATGGCAAAATTGATTTATGAAAAAGGTATGTATATTAATTTTGTTAAGGTAAAAGGACATTCAAGTGATTTATTAAATGATTTGGCAGACAGGGGGGCAACAAATGAAATTGAACGTAGAAAATATGAAATTATGGGTATGTAATTTAGTAAAGGCTATCTTATGTGGTTTTAACGCTCTGATTGAGCGTGTAGCAGGTTTTATATATAAAAATGCAAGAGAGATAGGCACAGTAGTAAAAGTCTTATATGTGGTCGTTATGGTGGCTTATGTCAAGTGTGATGCAATAGACACATTTGTTATAACAATTTGTTTGATGTGTATAGCATATGCTATTAAGATAGCCTATCAGAAGCTACACAATATGAATGAGGATTTTATACCAAAGCCAAGAGAACGGTTTACCAAAGTAAATAAAAGAGGAATGATAGAGGTAGATAGAAGCAGGTGGCAGGAATTAATACAGTATGTATTTGAATTAGAAGAATATATGCAAGAAAAACCTTGACAAATAAAAGGTATTATGATATATTATATACATGGAACTCATAAGGATAATTGAGGAAGGAATAGCCAATAAATATTCGCCATTTAACATAAAACAAAACTAAATAATGATACGACATAATCTTGGTTTAGTTTAAGATAAATTTTTAAAAATTAGGGCAATGGTAGTTCACAAAGTAAAATTCCTTTAAGTTAAGTTGATTAATGTAAAGTAGTTGTTAATTGATTATGTCGTATTAAAATATAGGCGGTAAATAAATACCGCCTTTTTAAATATTAAAACAAAAAAGGAGGGAGAACAAATTTGGGTAGAAAGGGAGAAATGCCAGAGAGCTTTAAAGATGGAAAAATAGATAAATATAATTTTAGAAACAGAACACCCGAAGAAATGCAGGAGATAGTAAGGAAATCTCATGAGAAGAAAAAAGAAAACAATAGAAAGAAAATGGAACTACAAAATTGTATGAGAAGTATTCTTAATTTAGGTGTACAATCTGAAAAACAAAGGAAAGTCTTAAAGTCATTCGGCATAACAGATAAGAAGATAACAAACAAAGTGTTGCTGATGGTATCCTTGTATATGAAAGGTGTTAAAGGTGATGTACAGGCAATCAGAGAGATTGTGAATATGATGGACAGGTTGGACATTCTGGAAGACACAGGTAACATAACACAAGGTATCAATATTAACCTTGTTCCTGTGCAAAGTAATACAGAACAAGAACAGCAAGAATTATCAGATGAGGATGCATACTGGGATTTAGAGGATGAATCAGAAGATTGGGGAGAAGACATTTACAAACCATGAAAACAAAACAGAAGAACAAAAAGAAAGAACCAAAAGTATTATGGATTGCGGTAACACCAGATAGATATGAGTTCCCGATATGTGTTTGTGACAGTCAGAAAGACCTTGCAAAGCGTTTAGGAACTACAGTAAGCAATATATCCCATCTGGCAGAAAGAAAGCGTAGGAGCAGTCGTAGTAAGTATTATATATATAAAGTGAGGAATGTGTAATGGTATGCAACGTATATAATTCATTGAGTATTCGACAAAAACCAAACAGGAAAGGTAAGGTTTTAGGAACAGTGCCGATGAATAAAGTAGTTAATATTATTGGCAAAAAATATGTGTGGGATAAAAATATCCCATATGTAAAAGTACAGTACCGTGACATTACAGGATATGTAAATGCCAAGTATGTTAAAGGACTTGTGTTGAAGAAAAAACAAAAGAAAAATAAAAAATATCCATGGGTAGCTGTATTAAGTAATGGGAAACAAAACAAAAGAATCAAAGTGGTAA